AAAGAGATGGGGGACCCGGAGTTCGCATCATCCATCGAAGGGTGGACGTACAAAGACAACGAGGACAAACACTGATGACCGAACCCGACCAGGTGAAGATCCGGGTGATGTTGGACATCCCTGCGAGTGGCGTTCGCAGTGAAGGGTTGTGGGCGATCCCCACGGACAAGCCCGACCACTACGAGGTCAACAACATCCCGTACCATGCCTACGGCATCAACGCGCATGACATCGTGCGGTGTACGGCACCACCTGAGCGTCGGGTTCTTGAAGTCGTTAAACCGAGCGGCCACCGAACAATCCGCATCGCGTTCCAACGGGGAACAGAGATGGAGGTGATGAATGCCGTGGTGAAATCCCTCGTGCAGAAAGGCGGCCACCCAGATCTCGGTTTCCCTGGGTTCCTGTCGCTCGACGTGGCGCCCGACAAGGACTACGACCAGATTTTCACGTACCTGGAGGATCTCAATGACCAAGGTCTACTCGAGTTCGAGAGTGCGGAGCAGCAAGTCGAAGGCAGCTTCTCACCCAAGAAGGAGTAGAATGGGGGCATGGCCGATGAACCCGTAGAGGTGGAGGTCCTGATTCCCGTCAAAGCCCTAGCGCTCGTGTTCGCTGTTTTGACGGCACTCATGATCCTGCTCGTCGGCCTCGCGGCCGTTCTCGTGCAACAGGGCGTGCCTCCGAAGGAGCCGGAATAGGATCCACAACATGTCTGAAGTCGAAGCTTTCTTTCATCCGGCCCTCTGGATCGTTCTTCTCGTTTTGGCGATCGGTGCCGTCCTTGTCGGGTTTGGCTCCTCGATGGCCGACCATGTGTGGGGACCCGACCCAGCTCAGATGCGCCAAGAGTGTATGGATCGAGCACATGAGGACCGCACGACGTGTCAGCGTGGCATTCTCAAGACCAAGCGTCAGCTCGAGACGTGCCAGGAGATCTACGAGAAGGACGTGGCCGCGTGCCCATGAGCTGGCAACTTCTCACTCAGGTTGCGGTGTTTTCCGTTGCTGTCGGAGTGGTGTCCCTGACGTTGACGCAAGCGGCGATCTTCGAGTGGCTGCGGGATTGGGTTGAGGACCGCAGTGAGTTTCTCGGCGAGCTCTTCAACTGTCCCTACTGCATGGCGCACTGGATCGCTTTGGCGGTCATGCTCATCTACCAACCAATGCTCATCGGCACAGGCCCAGCTTGGGCGAACTGGACCGTGTCTTGGTTCACTCTCGTTGGCTTAGGGTCTCTTGTGTCTGGACTGATCATGCGAGTGTTCAAGTAATCTCAACCACCAACCCCATCGGCCAAGTCGGCCAAGGAGAAAGAAAATGGCAAGTCGCTATTACATCATCACAGGCGGGACGATGGTTCACGTCGCCCCACACTTCTCACTCTGCGCTCCGGCCTACGGAAAGGTCGGAAGACAGATCTACAAAGAGCTCTACGAAGCCTTCGGAAGAATGGGCCCCGAGGACGACACCTGGGTTCACCTCGTCCCGACCAAGATGGCGCAGGACGAAAGCCGTAAGGATTCGGATGTTCAACGCATCCTCAAGGAAGCGGGGCTCAACTATCTCGAAACGAACGAGGACCTCGAGAAACTGCTCGACTACCTCGTCCTTCAACCGGACACCAAGGGCATCGTACTCGCGTGTGCTGTCTGTGACTGGCAGCCCCAGGCGTACGCCTACTGGGACGATGCAGTTCCGGATTGGAACGGCCCCATCGGGAAGAAGGCTCCGCGTCTCAAGACCTCCCGGGGGACCGTCAAGATGAGCCTGACGCCGGCCGACAAGCTCATCGGCAAGATCCGCAAGACGCGGAAGGACATCTTCCTGGTCGGCTTTAAGGCAACCACGGGGATGTCGGAGCAGGAGCAGTACCTCACCGGGCTCGGGCTGCTCAAGGGAGCTTCGTGCAACCTCGTGCTCGCCAACGACGTGCACGAGCACCGCAACATGGTCATCACTCCCGAGGAGGCGAAGTACCACGTCACCAAGGACCGGAAGGAAGTCATCAAGGGTTTGTGCGAGATGATCGCTCTACGCTCGCAGCTTCATTTCACGCGCTCCGAGGTCGTCGAAGGCGATCCAATCCCGTGGGACAGCGACGAGATTCCGGCCAACCTGCGCAAGGTCGTGAACCACCTGATCGCTCGAGGAGCCTACAAGCCCTTCCAAGGCAAGACGGTCGGGCACTTCGCCACGCGCGGCCCTCGAAAGGGGATTATCTACACGAGCCGTCGCAAGACGGACTTCAACAGGCTCCCCGAGGAGGGGCTTCTTCGCATCGACGCGATCGGTGAAGACCGGGTCATCGCCCACGGAGCCAAGCCGAGCGTCGGTGGTCAGAGCCAGCGCATCATCTTCGATCAGCACCCCGACGTGGACTGCATCGTTCACGCCCACGTACCTCTCCGAGCGGGTCAAGAAGCCGTTCCTGTCCGGGAGCAGCGACCCTACGAGTGTGGTTCGCACGAATGTGGGCGCAACACCTCCGAGGGGCTCCAGATGGTCCTACGTTCGGCCGACAAGAAGAGCCCGGACGGCATCAAGGCCGTGATGCTCGACCAGCACGGTCCCAACATCTGCTTCTCGAAAACGATGGACCCCGATGTCGTGATCGAGTTCATCGAGCGCCACTGGGATCTCGAAGGCAAGACCGGAGGCCCGGTCAGTTTGGAGGACGCACGATGAGCAACAAGAAAGGACACCTCCCTTGGGCTGCGCTCGGCAAGCCATTCATCGAGATGAGTCCCGCCGAGTGTGAGATGGCTTTGGAGGACATCGGAGACGATCTCAACCAGAACATCCTGGCCCAAGCCCGCGACGGTAGGGGAGTGGGATCTACTCTCGTGTGTGCCGTTCTCACTCAAAACTCGGGAGAGCGGAAGGTGGTCTATGACGGGGTCGACTACGGTGACGGTGACGGTCGGGAAGGCGTGGAGGCTTTCGTAGACCAGGTCAAAAGACGTGGTCTGCTTCGTGAAGGTGAGAGCCTTGAGATCCACGAGACGGAGATCACCACCGTCCTACTGGGTCTCGGGTAACCCATGCTGAACCAATGGAAAGAGGGGCACTGAGCTCCGCTGGAATAGCTTCGCTCTGGCTCCGGTTGACGTGAGAAACATGCTCCGACGTTTCGTCAAGAATGGCACCCACCTTGTTGCTGTAGACCGCGTCGATTGGGCGGACTACTCGCGCATCGAGGAGCTCGTTTTGATCGTCGGGTTCGAAGATCAGGTCATCCAGATTGAAGGCATCGACGCGCTCGAGTCAGCGATGGCTCTGCGCCCTTCAGCACTGGAGGGCAAGAAGCTGCGGTGGGCCAAGAACAAGTGGCTGGTGCACAACGTGGTCGGGCACCCGTTGATGCAGCTTTTTGCGTTGTTTGGGTGGTACAACGAAGCGTTTTGGGTGCATGACCGGACGGTGCCCATGCCCGAGGGTCCCAAGTAGCTTTCCACGAAGAGGATCGCAGTAGATCGCCTATAGCCCTCCCCTTTCACAGGAGGACTCCCACATGGCAACTCGATCCACAACGTCCCAGTTTCAGCCCATCCCGCCCAACTATTCGACGGCGGCGGGCACGTACCGCAACATCGGCCGTTACCGGGCCATCAACTCGGCGACCCAGGGGCCGGCTCGTGCCAACATGAGCACCGCGCCCACCACGGCGAACAACACGCAGTATTTCTATGTGCCGCGTCTGAACGGTTAGGGGTTCAAAACCCTCCGTTTTTGGAGAGTCCCTCGTGCGTATAGTAAGCACGAGGGACTTTTTGTGTCCGTAGCCTCCCCAAAAACCTCCTCATCCGGGTTTCTAAGGGACTTTCACTTCTCTACGATGGCGAATGTCGCCCTCGACGAGCTCTTCGGTGAAGTGAAGCCTCCTTTGTGGATGAAATTCACGGTCGGGCATCATCTCGATCCGACGCACCATAACTTCATCTTCACGATCGACGCGACCTTTGACCCCTCCCTTGTCACGAAGGTCGAGGGTGTCGGTTTTCGGAACGTGCCTCGCAAACGGAAGCAATTTCAGTTTCGGTTCGACCTTGCACAGACCATTGTGCAGGAGATGCGGGACGAAGTTCCGAAGCTCTTCGTCAAGTGGGTGAAGAAGACGCTGTTCGAGAACGCCTACCGGATGTACGAGTTTGACCCGAGGATGGGCTGGAAATGGGAAGGCGACGCCTACCTTCCAGAGTGTCCTTTGTTCGATCCGCCTGAACATTTCTCAAGGACCGGGTTGCTCACCGAAGACGAGGAGGGCGAGCTCTTCTTTCCAACATGTCCTTTTTGTGGAGAGGAGCACACCTTTCTGGACCCTCCTGTTTGGGCCGGGGCCAACATGATGTGGGTTCACGAGGCGTGTTGGAGGAAGCCAACGTGAAAAGCTCCATCCTCGAACATGGGAGGGTAGAAACCTGGAAGGCTGAGAACCCAAGGGAGTGGTGGGCATACCAACAACTCGACGAGGACGACAAGCTGCGAGACAGGGTTCTCGCGGCGGTTCTCAACGGTCGCGAAGACGACGAAGCGATCGACGACCTGATTCGTTTCACGGAAGCGCTGGAAGCTCACCGCCGAGTATCCAAGATGGGTACGGTGCGTCTACCTCCTGCGGTTGGAGAGCGTCGCTCGTTCTCCATCCTCATCAACAGGATGACGCGGATGACTGGTAGTTCTGGCCTCTTTTTTCGTGTGGATTTCTCGTCGCCTGATGGGTGGGGCGGGTTCTTCGACACGACCAATCCAAGCGTGGTGGAGAAGATCGCGAAGGTGCGCAACCACGCCAAACCCTTGAACGTGGTGGCTGAAGTCTCGAGGCGTGTGTACGAGTTCTTCGTCGAACTAACCCACGTCAAGATCATGTGAGGAATCTATGCCGAAGGCCAAACCCTACTCGGGACCCGTAGAAGAAAGCGTCGCACGACAGCTCCTGAACAGCACTGGTCATGCCGTGGACATCAACGGAGAGTCCCTGCTACTTGGTGACGCCCTGCTGGCTGCTGCCAAACAACTCGCCGAGCTCGTATCGGAGGCAAACACGCAGCTCGACAACAACGACTTCGCCAAGATCGTCGCCGACCACCTGGCGGCGGATCTGAACCGACGAGGGAAAGCCGAGATTGCCGTTCATGACAATGGCAGCGTGCAACTTCACATCAACTACCAGGGCAACCCGCGCAACCAGAAGCAGAAGCAGAAGCGCAAGCGCAACATCCCGTTGATGGAGGAGCTCAAGGCTCGAGCGGAGAAGCTCGGGGTTGAGATCCCAGAGGAGTTTGGCATCAAGCGCTCCAAGATCTTCGCGTGGCTCAACGAATACGAAGCGGGCGGAGTTCCCAAGGAAGCCGCTTCGAAGCCCAAGAAGGCAGCACGCAAGAGGCTCGAGGTGGCTGAAGACCCTCCTGAAACTGACCTTGGTCCGATGTCGGCAGGTCCTGATGAGACCAAGGTGTCGGCACCTCTCGATGAGGCAAAACTTCCGAAAAAACGTGGTTTCGTGAAAACCTCTGAAGCCCTCTCCGGCCCAGTGTTTGTTGGCGCCGATGCCGTGGGGGAGCCGAAACCGGCCCCAGAGGCAGAGTCGAACAGGGCCAAAAAACCCGCTGAAGACGCTCCAAAAGCCAAGGGACGTTCGATGCGGCAGCTCGTGGAAGAGAGCAAAGAGGTGGACATCTCCAACCTCTTGGCCTCCGAGCCGCCCAAATAGCGCGAATCCTTCTATGGGCGTCTCAGGGGTAGATGTCCTTCAATCACTGCAAGGTCTGCGCACAGTGCAAGCAGCACCCCTGCACGTGCATCGACAATTTCTGGATCCTGCCCGAATCAGGGCGAAACTTGCTCAAGGGTTGCGAGTGCGATCCTGAAAACCCGATCCGCTTGCAGGACTGTTTTGTCCTGCACGCGATCCAGCACTCGACGAAGGCTCGCAAGGATTTTTGCGATCTCTACCCCTCCTTGTTCCCCTGTGAAAAGGAGCGGTTCGACATTCTATTCGGGGACAACCCGCTACTGACGAACCTCGTCGTCTGCTCGATGAACTACGAGGACACGTTCCAGCGGCGGATGAACAACATCCCCGTCTACACCAGTGGGCTCAACGGTGCGAAACGACTGCCGGTTGGGCACGTCTCGCAGGTCGTGAATCTGCCCCCGCACCTTGCTCCCAAACAACAACCCCCAGGATGTAAGTGATGGCTGAAGAGAACCCTGCTCAGAGTGAACACGAGAAGAGTCACCTCGCGTCGAAGAAGTTCGTCGCTTTTCTCGTCACGGAAGTCGGTCTCTTCGCTTTGCTGGGGATCATGATCTTCCTCGGTGAGCTCGACACGCTCGGCGAGAACGTGGCGTTCATGGTCCTCGCAGTGACGGCTGGTTTCGTTGCGGTCGGCTACATCCTCGGTCAGTCAAGTCTCGATCGGTACGTGCGTGTCGCGATGATCACGGCTGGTAGAGAAGTCCCCGAAGAGAAGAAAACGGAGGAGTAAACAGATGTCGAAGTGGATCAAGAAACTAGCACTCGGTGCTGCGTTGGCTGGGATGCTCGGGACGACCGCGTGTAAGCGCGTGGTTATCCGTGACCCGGAGACGTACAAGAACGAGATCTACCTGTTGGAGATGACGATCCAGCAGGACACCGAGCTACTCAAGGCCCACATCGCGGATGGGTCGTGCTCCTGTGACGAGGACGGCAACTGGAACAACGAGGTCTGCGAGACCTCGGCCCTCAACGTCGTCGTGATGGAGGCTCGGCTCGAGTGGCACGTCGCGATGATGATGTTCCTCGGTGGCTTGTCCGAAGTAGACCCCGGCGTCGAGCCGGAGGTGTCGATGGACGATGTCGTGAACCTCTGCCCCGACAACGGGTAACGTGAAAAGAGGATACGGGCATGAGTTACAAGAAGAAGATCTCTGGCCTCGCCTCGAAGGTAGGTGAGGAAGGCGTCGAGAAGCTCTCCAGTTTCCTGGACGACGAAGCCGCCAAGGCCGATGAGCCGTGGAAGCGCACGCTCCTGGACTTGCTCGCGGATGGTGCCCGTCGTCACGGCCCCGAGGGTTTCCAGATGGCCCAGGAAGCCGCTGAGCGGCTCTTGGATGGTGACGACACCGACATCCGCAAAGTGACCAAGAATCTGCTGATTGCCAGCAACATGGTCGCTCAGCTTCAACGCGCCGAAGCTGAACGCAAAGAACGAGCTCGAAAGTGGCTCAAAGCGGTTGGCCAAACGCTCGGTACGATCCTCAAGGCGGTACTCGGGACAGTTCTCTAGGCCGCCGGGAAACCCCGGATTTGCGCTGTGGGAAAACTCGTCCGCAAGAAGATGCGGGTTCTCAAGTACCTGCCCAAGAAGCTGTTCGGCTTCGTCGTTGACGACGCGGGGCAACAGGTGTTTTTCCACATACGCGCATTTAAGTGGGGCGAGTTTCCAACAACCCCACCACCAGTCATCGGCGAAGAAGTCGAGGTGGAGTACGACCCAGGCGGTTCGAGCAACGGCAAAGCGCCGAAGGCACGAACCGTCACACGCCTTCATGAGCCTCGAGCTTCTTTTGGCATCGTCGAGGATTTCAACGAGCAACGTGGGTACGGTTTCATCAAGACCGAGGACGGCCGATCTCACTACCTCCATCGGACAGAGATGACCGACGGGCGACTACCGATGCCCGGGATGGAGGTCAACTTCTTTGAGGGGTTTCGACAAGGTAGGACTCGAGCTTGCTACGTGTCCTTGACGGGAGAGAAGAACGGATGAACGACCAGCGCAACCCCTTTGGCGGCAAGAACCCCCACGGCATGTACGTGCCGATGACCGACGAGGAGATCGAAGTTCTCTACCGGCTCGCTGAGGCGGGTGAGTTCAAGATCCTCATCAAGGGTGAGGGGACCAACGGTCAGTCCGTCGAGTGGGGCTACGTCACCGGTTTCAAGGTTGGCAAGTACCACGGACCCGAGAACTACTTCGGTCAGTCGATCGTCACCATCGGCGACAAGCGCATCACCTTCGTCTTCCGCATGAACTTCAATGCGCCCGCGCTGCCTCAGCCGAACTACTTCTTCGACATGGAAGTGTGGGCGATGGGGCACCTGTTCTTCTCGCAACGGTTCCCCACTGTAAACCCGATGGGCAAGCCCATTCAGGTGGTCGCCGGCATGTATCACGACTTCGCCCTGGACGTGGCCGTCGATCAGATCGACCCCAAGATCGTCAAGGAGATCAAGCCGTCTGCTCTCGGCTTGACGACCCGACATGGGAACATGCACCTGGACACGCATCATCAGCGGCTGCTGGCCAAGACCCAGGCTGGAGAGCGTGCAATTCGGGATTTGACGAACCATGAAGCCGTCAAGGCGACCAAGAAGATGAAGAAGGCCACGGGTCAATGACTTGCCTATAGCCCTCTCGTTTGTAGGATGCGCACCCCCAAGGCCAAAAAGCCCAAGAGGATCGTGAGCGCAGGGCGTAAACCCTCCCGGATCGTGGTGCCTCCAATGAACCCGAACCAGCCGTACAAGCTGCGCACGACAAAGCCGGCCCCGGGAGGAGTGGGATGTCTACGTTTGACTCTTCAGGGGCGCTGATCCTCAAGCGGCATTTCGTCCGTAAAGCGATGGAGCTCGAGGTCGAGCTCGACATCACACCTGAAGAGCTTGCGCAGCTCTGGGCCGCTCACCAGGAGCTCGGCATCTCAAAGTTCGAGATGGGTGGAGAGGCGGTGGCCTCCGATGCAGACATGGTCGTTGACGGGGTGTCGATGCCCACCGATTGGACGGAGCCGCCGACGGACTGGATGACGGCCAAGCAGGCAGCGGTCCGCAACGTGATGGCTTGCCTGGTCAATGATGCCCAGAGCCTCCCGCAGATCGGTCGGCGCGTGGACAGGATCGTTCGGCAGGTTGGCAAGGTGGACATCTACTTCGACGATGGCTCGTTCGTCTCGGCGACGGTGAGTGATCCACAGCCGAGCACGAATGACGAAGCTGAGGTCATCGAGCGCGTCTACGGGGTGCCGACCAAGGCCAAGTCCTGCGGGTGCAAGACAGCCGCCACCACAGTCGATATGGTCGCTGCTGTGAGGCGCGGAGAGTTGCTGGGGGCCATGGACGCCCGGAAGCGTGGAGCCTCTGACGTTCGCTTCTGGGGCTTCCAGGTGGATGGTCCGTTCGAGCTCTACCGGCTCGAGGATGTGCCCATGGAGATGGCACGTCCGCTCAACGATTTTCCGCGCTCTTCACGCTTCCGCAACGGGAAACAGGCGTGGCAGATGGCGAAAAAGCACGCTGGGCGCCCGTTCAAACGGAAAAACTGAGTCTCGTTCTCGGTGTAAATTTTTCCATCGCTGCGTACAAGCAGTAGATGGCACGTACCAGGGTAGCGATCAGCCGTGGGAAGTTTGAGGACTGGCTCTTCGAGCTTTGTCCTGTCTTCGAGTTCCGGGCCCACTGGGGTGAGAGTGCCTTTGTTTGTCCTCTCTCCAACCATGTTGCGATCGTGCTGAACATGCGGGGCCACATGAAGCTTGCGTCTCGGAAAACGGGGCGGCTGCTTCGTTTGGATTCAGGAGAAGCAACGCGGCGCTACAACCACGCTACGAAGAACTGGGAGGAGAACTGGGCCTACTCGTTCAACGTTCTTCTGGAGAGGCACCGGGACAATCGGAACGAGCTCAACAGGAGGGCCAAGCGTCTGGACAACCTCCCTGCTCGCACGAAGAAGACGAAGCTCAACCCTCGAACGCAGCAGGCTCTGATCAATGCTCTCGACAAACTCGAGGTGGCAGCGACGAACGCCGGGGACAAAAAGACTTCGACCACGGCAGGAGGGGCGATCCGACGCCGAGTTCAGGAAGGGAGACCTCCAACGACGAGGCAGGCGAACTGGCTTCGCGAAAAGTTGGAGAGGTACAAAATTTACGTTCCATCAGCGGTTGCGGCGTAACCTCGTCTCCACAAAACTCGAGAGCGCGGCTCACACTGAAACGGTGTGGGCCGCGCTTTTTTGATGCTTGTGGGTGATTAGGCGCTTCAGGTCCTGCGCTTCGGTTTTCGGTTGATAGCGGGCCCTCTACCAGAGAGGCAGCCCGTGGCAACATTTACGAACTTCCAGGCCCTTCTTCAATTGGGCGGTGGCGGCGGCGGCGGAACGCTGGCGACCATTCTTGCGTCTGGTAACGCCACGGGTGGCTCGGACATCCTTTTCTCGGCAAGTACCGGCGACGGCATCGACACCGAAAACAACGCGGCGGGTGCGGGCTTCAGTCTCGACATCGAAGGAAGCGATGCGGGTGGTGGAGTCTTTGCCGGCGGCGACATCAACCTGACCCCAGGGTCCGGCTCCGGAGGCGGCCCCGATGGCGTGGTCAACATTGCCGGCGATCTGATCGTTACCGGAACCGTTTCGCTGTCGAACCTCATCGTGGGCGCCGGAACTCCCGAGGGTTCTGTCGCGGCTACGGTTTCGACAATTTTCCAACGCACCGACGGCGGTGCGGGCAACTCGGTCTACTTCAAACAGTCGGGTGCGGCTGCCACGGGCTGGGTCCCGGCAGGTCCTCCGGTGTTTGAAACCTTCGTCGCGGTGGGGGTCCCCACTTTTGTGACGAGTCGTGCGGTCTTCGACGACACCCTGGCGCTTGGGGTCGAGAACATCGCCGTCTTTTGGAATGGCGTCCTCCAACGCGAAGGCGGTCTCGACGACTACACGGTGGTCTTCGGTGGCGCAAGCGCGACGGTGACGCTCACCTCCACGCCCCCTCCGGGTGACTTCATCACAATTCGATACCTCCCGGCCTAGGCCCAGCTCCTGACCGTCCCAGCAAGACTCCCGCAGAGAAACGAAAATTCACATGGCTACCGCTGCACCGACTAGTCTCAACCCTGACGAGCAAGTCAAAAATGTCCTCACGTACGACGACACGCTTCCGGCCGGTTCGGGCCTTGAGGTTACCGGTAGTGCGATCGAGGACAACATCCACGCGATTCTTTCGCAGCTCAACCGCATCATCAACTCGACGACTGCGGGCAACGACTGGTTCCAAGGGTTGGTTGCACCCAGCGCTCTCGACCCCGGTACCGTGCGTGGCGTCAACGATATCAACGACGACCTTCACAGTATCGAGCGCAAGCGCATCCTCAAGCGCTTGGTCATGGTGGGGGTTGACGTAACCATTGCTGCCGCAGGCAACCAGTTCGTCATTCTCGATGCGGCCGACATTCCGTCGACCACGACGGCAGCCGTGGGCGCCGTCACCACTACCGGTACGGTCGTGGCAGACGCGAGTGGTTCGTTCGGGACTGCGCAGCTCACTGAGGTGGCCGGGGCCAACGACCTGCAACCCAAGAACCTTTGTGTTCTGACAGACAACTCCACGGGTGACGTGGTCACTCGTTCTTCGGATGGTCGGCAGATCTACGGGCTGCTTCAGTCCGAGAACGCCACGGACGGGTTCACCATCTCGGGGACTACTCCAAACCGTGTCCAGATCAGTTTCGTGGTCCACAACTCGACCAACGATGACCTCGAGCTCGTCGCGGCCGGCGACATGGACGGCATCACGTTCGACTATGCCTACGTTCGCCGCGATGCTTTTGCGGATTGTCCCGAGGAAGCGTGGTTGGGAGACGGCTTCGCGGACACGGGTGTGACCGCAGCGACTCGTCAAGCCGGATACGACAACCAGGGCACGGGCGCGGTGCTCACCACGTCCAACGCCACTTTGGACGTGGGCGCGGGGTTCTCCTGGGAGCTCGGTGACGCTGCAAGTGCGGCTCTCTTCACGATCACCGAAGACTCGGGGGGTGGAGCCACCGACCTGGCCATCGGTGCGGATGTCGATACGTACAACAACAACGCCATCGACGTGAACTTCGACAACGGCCTCACTGCCGACAACGGATCGAACGCCATCAACATCGGCGTTACGGCCGACCAGATCGACTTCACCGGCAACGGTACTCTGACCGCCTCGAGCGCCAGCACGGTGACCGTGACGGCGGACTCGGCCAGCGTCAGCATGACCACCACCACCTCGGGTAACGTGGTCATTAACTCGGCAGGCAGCGTCTCCTCGACGGCTGTGGGCGCCACGGACATCGACGGTGCAGGTGCGGTGTCCATCAACTCCACGGGTGGCGCAATCAACATCGGTAACGACGCGGATGCTCAGGCGATCAACGTCGGTACGGGTGCGGCTGCTCGAACCATCACGGTTGGTAACGCCACTGGCGCTACCGCTGTGAACATGGACGCGGGTACTGGAGCCTTCTCCCTCGACTCGACAGTCGGCGGAAGCGCTGCTCTCATGACCCTGACCACCACGGGCGCTGATGGCGATTCCGTTGAGGTGTTCGTCAGTGACCTGGATCCCTCGGCTGGAGCCGGCATCCCGGCTCCAGTGGGTTCGACCCTTCATCGTGACTCGGGTGGTACGGGCACTACGGGTGAGATGTGGCTCAAGACGGGCGCAGCGGACACTGCTTGGGAGATCATTATCGTCGGCACTGCTGGCCAAGAGACGCTTCAAGAAGCATACGAGTTCGGAAACACGATCACCACGAGCGCCCCTGAGGGTCCCTTTGACGTCTCCGGAACCGAGGCCATCAGCCTCGATGCTCAGACCGCATCGAACTTCACGGTCGACGGCGCAAACCTCTTGCTGAGCACAACCACTTCTGGTGCTCTTCAGTTGTCTTCGGACGCCAACATCGTCCAGAGCGCTTCTACCTCTTGGGCCGCTTCTACGGTTACGGGAGCTGCCACCATTACGTCTGGATTGACCGCAACGGTTCAGTCGACCGGCGATGCAACCTTCCGCTCAACCGGCCAAGGCGGAAACGTGGTGGTTACGACGGCTAACACGGGAGCAGGCGCTGTTGGTGACATCAGCCTCACCGGTGGTGACTACACGGGTGTGGGATCGGAAACGGGTGGCGGCATCAGTCTCACCGGTGGATCGGCCACTTCCGGTACAGGAAGTGACGGTGGTGAGCTTACGTTCACTGCGGGTGACGGATTCGGCGCTTTCTCGGGCGGTGCTGTGACAACTACCGCCGGTGCTGGTGGCGCAACAGGAGACGGTGGTGCAATCCTCATCACCAGTGGCGCAGGTGGCATTACAAGCGGAGCCAGCGGCAATGTTACGATCTCAAGTGGCGACGTGCCGGTTGGCAACTCAGATGCCAGCGGTAACATTTCGGTGGGCTCTGCGACGCCCACTGGAACAGGCAACTCAGGCGATGTTGATATCACCACCGGCGACTCCGATAGCGCCGCTGGTGCCCTCTCGATTACTACGGGGCTGGGCGACACCGCTGGCAACTCCGGCGACATCACCGTTCAAGCTGGAAATAACGTCAATGCTGCTGGCGTCGCTGGCGGTATTGAGATTCTCGCAGGCATCGCAACCACAGCAGGTGGTGCCGGTGGCGGGCTTACCCTCCGAGGCGGTGGAAACGTCTCTGCTGGTGGCGTTGGCGTCACTCGGCTGATCGGCTCAGTCGGACTCAGTCCCGGCGCAGACTCCGGGACCGTTTACATCATCGGATCTAACGCCTCGGCGGCGGGCGGAGATGTGACCATCACGAGCGGTGCAGGCGCAACGGCCACAGACACTGGAGTTGTGACGATCGGTTGCGGTGGCTCAAACGCGAACATTCCGTTCGACTCCTCAAGCCTAGTAACCACCGAAGCTCAGCCTGTCGTGAACTTTGCCAACAATGGCACCGGTGCCGGTCTTGGCGCCGGGGGTTTCATCAACCTCTTTGTCAGTGATCCTGACGATGGTGGTAGCGCAAGCCCGAACACGGTGGTCACAGGCCGCTCTGGTTCACTGTTCTTCAAGAACGCTAGCGGAGCCGGATCCGGTGAGCTTTGGCTCAACACTTCGACGGGCGCTTCGGGCACGGCTTGGGAACAGGTCGTCACAGGCACTTCCCCGGTTACCCTGGAAGAGGCTATTGAGAACACGGGCACTTCCCCGGCGGTCCTCGGTGGTGTGTCGGGCTCGACGAGCTTTGAGGTGGAGATCCAAGACGGCTCAAACTGGATCTTCTCTGAGAGCGTCGGTGGCCTTAACCTCTTGACGGTTGAAGCCAACTCCGCAACGAACGCTTCGACGGTGGCTGCCATCGCTGACTCCATCACCCTGACGGGTCAAACCAACACGGGTGCTGCGGGCGGTACCGTAACGGTCTCTGGCGGAGGTTCGGACACCGCCCCGGGTGCGGTCACGGTCTCAGCCGGCGACCACACCGGAACAGGTGCAGGTGCAGACCTGACGCTCAACGCTGGCGATGGTGGAACCACTTCCGGCGCTGGCGGCAACGTTGTCGTGAATGCTGGTACCCCCACCGATGGTGACGGTGGTACCGTGACCCTCACTGGTTCGGCCGGTGTGGGCACCAACCGCGACGGGGGTAACATCACCCTCGTTCCGGGAGCCAACACCGGCACTGGTGTGGCTGGTGTTGTCGGTGTCGACTCGGCGCTGGGTATCAACGAGCCGGTGTTCCGGCTCGACCGTGCCGACGGCACCTCAGGCGTGACCATCGACATGTTCAACGGTTCGGTGGATCCCGAAAACAATGTCACCGGCGACGAGGGCGACGTCTACTTCCGCGACGGTGCCGAGAACGCCATCTACATCAAGGAGACGGGAGACGCCAACAACACCGGATGGGAGCGTGTCACCACGGCGAGCTCGGCGGTCACACGCCAGTTCTACCAGACCACGATGGCGAGCACTGTGACAGGGCCTGGTGCGATCCAGAACGCCGATTTGAACGGAGGACTTCCCACCAAACCCACGTCGAATTTCAACTTCGATACCGACGCGGAAATTTACCTCAACGGTATCCTGCTTTGGAATGGTTCCAGTGGTGAAGTCGAAGACGGCACCGGTGACGAGATCAACCTCGTTGGGTCAGCTCCGACGTTTACAGCCAATGACGTAGTTACGATCATCTACTACACCAACTCCAACTAGGGGTAAAATAGAAAGCCCCGGGTCATAATGACCCGGGGCTTTCTTCGGGCTGTGCAACACAAATGGAGAAAAACAAAATGCAGGACGTGGATCGTATGCGTGAGCAGGTCGCTGATATGACTTTGAATGCGGAAACCAACGCTCGACTGGCCAACGAATACAAAGAGCTCGTGGCAGAGCACCGCAAACGCTCTGAACGTGAAATTCAGAAACTCAAACTGATGTTCGAAGTTTTCTCGATGGGGGAAAGGCTGCTTCTTGAAAAAAAAGAGAGCCTCCAAAAAGAGGAAACTGAGGTCGAAGAGTACGTGTTTGGCGCGATTGACGACGCCATCTCAAACATGGCCGCCCTTTCAAAACAGGCCCAGGAGCAGGTTGTCCGGAACGAGGGAGCCCTGGGTGCTTTTCAGGGGATTGAGGAAGTTTTGACGACTAGGGCGCAAAAAGCGACCGCTAGAGCTCGTGGGATGGACATTCAAGGGGCCCGAGCCGTCGGTGTGGCCGAGCGCCGTGGGCCGGCTCCGGAGCTACAGGAGGCCCCTCAGAGCGCTCCTCAGGCCCCTGTGATGGCCTCTTCACAGGGGCCTCTGGTCTCTGGGTTTCTCGACACGAAACCTTCAGGCTCCTGATTCCGCGAATGGGCCTATGGGCTGCCCTCTACAGAGAGGCAGCCCATAGGCGGCTGTCTCATTCGCAGACGGAGCCTTTGAAGCTATGGCCAACCCTCCCGCCAATCGACGCCCAGGTGTAGACGCCGACATTTTCCAAGGACAGTGGGTCCGGGGATTCGACGTTCCGGCGGGCAACGACGACCCTGCTGCCGACCCCTGCGATCTGATTGTCTCGAACGGCAAAAGTCAGATCGACCAGACGGTCTCGAACCTCATCTTCGCCAGCCGCAAAGACGACATCGGCCAACCGATCTTCGTCATGGCTCAGGGCGAGACGGCGACCGCTCCCATCGGCACCATCAACTTCCACATCGGTCGTGAGGCGGACCCCAACGGTTTGATCTCCGGTGTGGGCGGCGGCGCTCTTTACGCGAGCTACGGAACTCCGGGCTTGTGGCAGCTTCAGGCGGACAACACGACCTGGCAGAAGATCTCGGACGACCTCGGCGGGGAGGACCTCCAACAGACGCTTGCTCTGGGCAACTTCTCGGGCGGCTTCAACATCGTGATGACCAGCGGCGACAGCATCGTCGGCGCTGACAATGCCTTGGGGAGCGACGGAGCTCCGGTTCAGTTGCAAGGTGGTGCGGCAACCGGTGCGGCGGGCAACGGTGGTCAGATCATCGCTCGAGGTGGCGACTCTGCCAACGGTGTCACTGGCAACGTCGAGGTCAGTACGCTCGCGACCACGAGTGGTGCGCAGTCGGGCACTGGTCGCGTTAACATCTTCACGGGCGATTCTCGTTTCGGAGGTAACTCGGGCGCCATCCGTATCGAGACCGGTAGTGCGGGCGACCCGGCCATCGCAGGCACTGCGGGCACTCTCCAACTCATCGGTGGCCGCAACTTCAACACTGGTGGGTTCGGCGGCGGCGGTCGCATGGACATGATCGCGGGTCAGGCGACCCAAGACGGCCAGGGCGGCTATGTCCGGATCTTCTCGGGTAACGCGACGACCACGACTCAGACCATCCCGCTTCCGTTCTTCGTCCAGGGACGTGCTGGTGACGTTCAGATCGGGGCTGGCACTTCGTCGGGCACGAACGAGGGTGGTTTCATTCAGCTCACGGCTGGCGTCGGTGGTAGCGGTGGCGGCCCTGGCGGCAACATCCTTTTGAACGTCGGTCCTGGTGGTGGCGGTGCGGATGATGGCCAGGTCATCTCCAACGGTGTCCTGTCGTCCGACAACATCAAGCGTGGCACCCAAGATCCCAATAGCATCAACCTGGCCGGCAACGAAGGTGACGTGTACCAGCGTACGGCTGGAGGTCTTGGCCAGGTTTGGGTCAATACCAATGGCTCGCCTACGGGGTGGCAGCAGCTCGCCTTTGCTGGGGACTTCGTCGAAGCATTCCAGCAGATGGAGATGGGCTACGTGTCTCCGTCGATGCAGGAGTTCGGCGGTCCCGATACGCAGAAGTACAGCGACATTGGTTTGTACAAGGGCCTGCGTACCGTCATCAACGGTATCGCTACGGTGACGCAAGGCCGGACGGGTACGGGTCCCGCTCTGGCGATGTTGGTCAACGAGACGATGAACAACGAGCAAGCCTCGTTGGACATGCAGACTTCTGGTTTGAGCGGTCAGGGTGTCGTTCTACGAAACCGGTTCTTTGCCACGTTCGCTTTGCAAACCGCTTCGACGGATGAAGACTCGACACGTTTCTTTGTCGGGCTCTCGGACAACGACATCACGACCCAGCTTTCCTCGGATCTGCCTGGTGGTCGCTATTTGGGCTTCATGCGAAGCGCCATCAACGGCAACTGGGTGGTCGTTCACCGTGGCGGCGGTGGTGCGAACTTTGTCAACACCGGCGTCTCAAGAAGTACGACGGATGGCGGCGCTTCCGATGATGTCTACTATTTCGTGATCGATGCGACCGACGGGCTTCTGCCTGTGGTCAGGTTTTTCATCCTCGATCCCGATCTTCAGGTCATCGCGAACATCACAGTTCCGAGCAACCTTCCCGGGCCCGGAGAACAGATGTGGCCCGCATTTGGCGTTCGTACCGTCAATGCCGCAGCGGGTTTCGTCAGCGCTCTTCGCGTCACCAATGCGTCGATCACAACGAAGGCCGCAACCGTTGCTCAAGGCGGAGGTACCGGAACGGGCGGTCTTTCCCTGGCCCAGGTGTTGGTCAACGGCAACGAGACGGGCCTCAACCCCATCCTCATCAACCAAGGCAGTAGCATCCTCGGTGTCACCGACGACAACGCGGGTGACGGTGCCTTCGTGTCCATCTTCGGTGGTGCGACGACGCTTGCCACCAACGATACCGGCGGCATCAACGTTGGCTCCGGTAATGCTTTCGGTGGTGGTGCTGAGAACCCTGGCTCGAGCACGGGTATCGCGGGCTTCGGTTCAGGTTTCCAACTCGGCCTGACTTCGCAAGGCAACACCGGTGTCGTGAACGTCATCAGTGGTGATCACCTCGGCACGGACGGTGACACGGGAGACATCAACCTTCGAAGCGGTGGGTTCTTCAACGGTGCCGCTGGTACACGCGAGCAGGGTGATGTGAACATCGCTCCCGGTTCGTTCATCCCGAACCCGGCGACGGTCACAGGTGACTTGGTCCTCAAGGGCGGTAGCTCGAATCTTTCGGGTATCGTCGGTGGTGACGTGATCATCATGTCGGGCGAGAACAACTCGCCGTCCGGCAACACGGGTGACATCGTCATCGAGACCTTCGATGCGCTGACGGCTGGGGACTCCGGTGGTCTGGACCTGAGCACGGGTAGTGCGGGTGCGGTCAGTGGAGACTCGGGTAACCTGACCATCGCAACCGGTGCGGCCCCTGGGGGGAACTCAGGCTTCATCGCTCTTGTGACGGACAACGCCGGTAACGGCGCTGCGGGTCCAATGCTGCTGAGCATCGGCGGCACGACGCTCGGAGATGGCTCTGACATCTTCGTCAATGCCGGCTCCACCACCGATGCGGCGGGTTTTGGTGGTGACATCATCATGACGCCGGGCACGGGTGCTGCCGGCAATGGTGCGGTCGTCGTCAACGGCAAGCTCACCGTGACGGGTCTCATCGATCCGACCGGTCTCCAGCTCACTGGTCAGATCGCCACGCCGGTTGCTGTCCTTCCGGCCGGTGATGGTCTCCTGTGGGTGGACAACACGGCCGTGCCCTCGAGGCTCATTTTCCGGGATGACACGGGGACGGACAACGACATCAGCATGGGCGGCGGGGGCGGTGGGTCTCTCGGCTCGCTGAGCGACGTGAATCTCGTTGGTCCGGCGGTGGGCGAAGTGCTCACCTATAACGGGGCGCAGTGGACCAACCTGCCAGGAGCCGGTGGATCTCCATTGGCTACCATTCTCGGTCTCGGCAACGTGACCGGTGGTACGGCGGGCGGCATCACCGTGAGTGACTCGCTGGGCGACCGGATTGTCTCTGATGGAGACCTCGTACTGGATCCCTCGGTGACGCCAGGTGATGCGGTCGTCATCGATGGTTTGCGTTGGCCCGAGGCGGACGGACCAGCCGGGTTCGTGCTCACCACGAACGGTCTGGGGCAGCTCAGCTTCCAGCCTGGTGGCGGTGGGGGCGGCGGCTCGAGCTTCGCTGAAGCCTTCGCTCAGATGCAGTTCGGTGCTCTGATGCCACCGGCTGATGTGGCGGGCGTTCCGTACCTCAACGGGACGGGCATTCTCAACGATGTCAATCCGTCGGCTCCTGGTGGATCGAACATTTTCCCGCGCCTTGACGGTCTTGCGTCTCAATTTGTCGGCGTTGCTCCGAATGTGGCTCCGGGTCGGTTCGTTTCGGCCAACCCGATGACGCGGCTCGACAACCAGGGCCTGTACATCTACAAGTTTGAGATCAGCAACACGTTCGGTGTACGGCTGTTCTTGGGTCTGACCACCGATCCGAGCTCCGATGCCATGGTGACCAGCGATACGCCTCCCGGAGCTGTTGGGGGTTACGTTGGTCTGAGTTACTCGACGACGGTGCCGGATGCCGGATTTGTGTTCTGGCACAGTAGCGCAGCGGGTGCTGGTACTCGTGTCCCTACGGGCGTTGCTCCCATTGCGGGTGCCGTCTACTACTTTGCGCTCGACGCCACGGTCCCGGGTCAGGTCCGGATGACGATCTACGATCAGGACTTCGTCGCATTGTCGGCGGTTCCTCCGATTGCAGCGTCGCTGCCTCTTCCCACAAGCATCATGGATGTGATGGGCGCCCTGATGCCGACGGGCGGGGTCAACGAGGCTCTGTTCCTCTACTCCTGCAACGTGGTGCACCGGGCCGATCTGCTCAACGTCCTCGGTGGTGGTGGCAACCAAGACCTCGCGTCCGTCCTCGGTTTCGGCAACGAGACCGGCGGCGTGGCCATCAAGGGCTCGGACAACAACGCGGGTGCCGGTGGCGTCTTGGCGTTGCAAGGCGGCGACTCCACCGGTGGCGGTGGCGCTGGCGGCATCATCGACATCATCACGGGTTCTCCCGACGGCGCCGGCAATGGCACGGGTGGTGACTTCCAGGTCACGACGGCTTCGGGTGCTGGTCTCGGGAACGCCGGCAGTTTCCAGCTTGTCGGGGGAACCGGCGGTCCTCTGGGCGGCGACGGGGGCACCTTCCGCGTGGATACGGGGCCTGGGCCCGGTGCTGCGTCGGGTGACGGTGGTGGAGCTGGCTTCAACCTGGGAGACGGTGGTGCCACTGGAGGCGACGGTGGGTTCTTCTCTGTCGCGGCCGGTAACGCCATCGGAGGGAACGGAGTCGGTGGCCGCATCCAGATGTTCGGAGGCAACGGTTTCGGCACTGGAGACGGTGGTGCTTTCACCTTCACGGCTGGAGACGGCGGTGCTGGTGGTGGCGATGGCGGTTCCCTGTTCTTCACGGCAGGTACCGGCAACGGCGGTGGGGCGGACGGCACCATCACGTTCACCGGCGACACGACCATCACGGGCAAACTCAACGTCACGGGTCTCATCGACCCCACTGGACTGCTTCTCGATTCGCAGGGATCGGTGCCGTTCACCCCGGTTGGGGCTGACGGCGGTATCTGGGTCAACAACTCCGGCGAACTGATTTTCACGAACGCTGGAGGCGACCTGAATCTGTCCACGGCCATTGGCGGTGGCGTGACGTGGCTGGATGCCATGCTCACGGCCGGCTACGGCTTCCTGGGCGCCGGCAACAACTTCGCTGGACCGCAGAGCTACGGTGTCTTCGGCAGCTCTGTGAACGGCGCTGTGAGCCCTGGACCCCCACCGGCTTCGGCGACCATCGGTCAGGACAGCGAAGGCCCCTTCCTCAATCTGGCGGTCGCTGCGGCGCCCAACAGCGAGGCGTTCCTCGGAACGTCGGAGCTCCAGATTCAGCGGGACTCCCGTTTCAAGGCTCGGTTCAAGTTCCAGGTCACTTCGCCGGCTCACACCGACGAGCGCATCTTCATCGGTTACACCGACGATGCGACCCAGGTGACTCCGAACCCGATGCTGGCCGTGGATACTCCGGTTCCGGGCATCCAGTACATGGGTCTCGCCCAGAGCGTGGCCGGCTTCAACCTCGAGTTCGTGGCTCATGGTTCCGGTGGCGCCATGGTCAACGTGTTCGCCATCCCGACGGACGCGCTGGTCCACTACCTCGAGATCGACGCGACGGCGACCTCGGGGGACGTGACCTTCAACCTGTACGCGGCAGATGGTGTCACCGTCGAAGCCACGCACACGGAGCCGAGCTCGTTCCTGATCCCGGACCTGGCAAACCCGCTTCGTCCCTTCTTTGGCATCCACACCGATACGGGTACGACACCGCGTTCCCTGGATATCTACCAGGCGACGGTCGTCACTCGAGCGGATGTGGTGGATGCGGTCACCGGTGGCGGTGGGGGCGGCGGAACGCCAGACCTCGAGACCGTACTGACGGCTGGGAGTACGACGGGCTCCAATAGCATCACGTTCTCGTTGGGCAGCGGAGGTCTTCTTTCGGATGCGGCCGTCGCCAATACGGGTGCTGCTGGCCAACCCCTGACGGTGGTGTTGGGTGCCGGTTCGACTGAGACCGGAACTGGCGTTGCCGGCGGTGCTGGTGGTGAGCTCGCGGTCACGACTGGACCTGGCGGGGCGACGGACGCTCCGCTTGCCGATGGCGGTGACGGTGGTGCTTGGAACACGACTCTCGGACCTGGTGGTGACAACACTGGCGGGTTTGATGGTGGTACTGGCGGACGGTTTGTCCTTACAACGGGAGATGGCGGCAACGCCACCGTGGGGTCTGGGGCCGGCGGTGGGGGCGGCAGCGTCCAGTTCTTCCCGGGTGCCGGTGGGGACTCAACCAACGACACTGGTGGTCGAGGTGGAGACTTCAGAATCGATCTCTCGTCCGCTACCGGTGGTGCCGGAGACATGCAGGGTGGTCGGGCTGGTCGCTTCACCATCACCGGAGGTGACGGTGGTAGCTCGGCCTCTGGAACCGGCGGTGATGGTAGCCGCATCGTCATCGTTGGTGGTCTTCCTGGCTCTGGTCCGGTTTCCAACGGTGACGGTGGTGGGATTGAGCTCCGTGCCGGTGGGTCTATTGGAACCACAGGAGACCCGGGAGGCATCACACTCTACGCAGGTGATGCTGTTCCGGTCGTCAGCGGTGAAGGCACCGTGCAACTTGCTAGTGCCGCTGAGGCTGGTGACGGCCTCACTCAGTCCTTCCTTCTGGTGACTCGTGCCACTTCGTCGGCTGGAGGCCCGATCACGCTTTCGGCAGGTCGAGCTCCTGTCGCCAGCGGTGGGGACGGTGGGAACATCGTCCTCAATACTCGAGAAGGAGACGGCGCCGGAGATGACGGGTCGATCCATCTGTTGGCCAATGGGGCAACGGCCCTCACAGGCATTGGAGGAGGCAACGTCCAGTTGTGGGGTGCTCCCACGGTGGGCACCGGTACCGGCGCTCGAGTGGTCGCATCTAAGGCGATTGCAGGGCTTCCAGGGTCCGGTCAAGTTGCTGGCGGCGACGCCGAAGCTGGATCAGGCATCAACGGCGGTGCTGCGGCGGTGCAGGGTGGTGCCGGTGATGGTGTCGGTAACGGTGGAAGTGCCTTCATCAGTGGCGGTGCGGGAGGTGCTACTGGCGATGGTGGGAGCGCGCAGCTTCTGGGTGGTCCGGCGGTTGGCGTTGGCAACACTGGCGGTGATGTTCGTCTTCTCCCTGGTCCTGGTCCTGCGGGTCAGGGTGAGATCCGCATCGACGGCCCGATTCGTGATTCTAGCCGTGGTGTCCAATTCGGGACCTTCGCACCTCCGAGTGGGGGTGGTTTCATCGTGCCCTTCAACACAGTCTTCCCGAATGTGCCTCGCGTTGTGCAGTTGACCTTCGAAGCCACTGTGGCTGATGCCGTTGGTCGTACAGTGACGGTGGCGCCAGGTTCGATCACCACTTTGAATTTTACCCTGAATGTTTCAGGAGGGGTTTTCATCGGAGCTCCGGTCGTGCACTGGGTCGCTTTCCTTTGACATAAAGAAGCCCGTGGAGCTCGAGCTCCACGGGCTTCGTGTTGGAGGTAGGGGTCTGCTACTGGCAGACCTGCATGAAGCCGCCAAACATGTCCGTATCAACTACGTGGCCATCCTGTAGCCGCTTCGAACGCAAAAAGCCCCGGCGAGCTCGTGCTGGCCGGGGCTTTGTGTTGGAGGTGTTCTTACATGCAGATGATGGTGTTCAGGAACTCCGAGAACACGCAGGACATCGGGTTAGGGCACTGGTAGTCGGCCCCGCATTCGTAGACGCACTGGTTCATGACGCAACGTGGGGCTGCCTCACAGCCACTTATCCCTGGAACGGCACATTCCACGTCCGTGTCGCACCCGGCCGAGCAGTAGCCCGTGGTGCCGGGCTCGCCGAGGCAGAGCTCGCCGCCTTCGCAGTACTCGAGACCCTGCTGGGGGACTTCACAGGTACTGAGCGGGCCGTTTTCGGGCTGCGTGCAAGCCCCCACGCCGCACTGGTTCCTGTTGACAGTGCAGTCCTGGTTACAGGAGACGGTGCCGAAGTCGAAGCCCTGTGTTTCGCAGGTCTCGCCGTTCATGTTGTCTCCGTCGCATTCCTCGTTGCCGTTGACGGTGTCGTCGCCGCAGTAAGGCTCGGGACCTCCGGTGTCGCCGTCACCGTCTCCACCGCCGTCGCCATCTCCATCGCCGTCCCCAGCCGATCCGGAGTCGGAGGTTTCGCTGCCTCCGTCCTCACCGGAGGTGCTCGTGTCTCCACTGTCGGAGCTGTCGCTTTCCGTGCCGCTTCCGGTTTCTCCGAAGCTGTCGAGGTCGGGGTTGAACTCGGCAGCGCAAGCGCCGAGGAACATGAAGGTGGTCAGTAGCAAAATGCGCTTCATGACTTAGCCCTCCATGCACGCGCCGGTCGTACCGAACATCTGGCAAGTGAGTCCAGGGGCACAGCCCGCGTCCGTGTCGCAGTACGCGGTGCAGCAGTGGGAGTCCCAGTTCTCCCCAGGGAAGGGGTTGAGCATGTCGTTGTTCTGACAGAAGTCGAACGGGAGCTGGTCGGACGACACGCACGCCAGGTTGAAGCACCCGGCGAATTGACGGTTGCCGCCTCCAGGCTCGAAACACCCGTTGTGGAGATCGGTGCCGTCGTTGCTCACGTCGAACATCGGCAGGCAGTACATCCCTCCGACGGGGTCCATCCCCGGACCCGGAGACACGGTCCCGAGCACGCACGTGTACGTGGTCAGCGGGGAGTCGGGATCGTTGATGTTGCGGGGACCGTCGGCGCAGTAGTTGTCGCCGGCCATCATCTCGATGGGATCACAGGGCATGTACGGCTCGACGGGCGTGGGTTCGGTGCCTCCATCATCGCCGTCACCGTCTCCACCGCCGTCGCCACCAGTGGAACCCGTCTCGCCGCCCGTTTCGTCGTCGCTCGAGCCGCTGTCTTCGTCACTGGTCTCGCTTTCGTCGGCTCCGGTTTCACCGTCATCCATCATGCCGGCGGAGTCGTCAGCGGGCTGAGCTTCCTGAAAGCCTCCGGAGTCGAACGCACACCCTGCGGTGAGCATCATGGTCAGCAACATCGTGAAAAGTGTTCGTTTCATTCGAAAATCTACCTCCTCACTGTACACGGACCAATCGAAAAAAATACATCAAGCTCATGATCTGAGGCGGATCAAGTACGCGAAAAAAGGTCATGCGCCTTCGATAACGGCTTTCTATAGGGGGAATCGCGCCGTTGGCGCTGATTCCGCAACTGATCCTTGGGTCCAGGAGACCTCCAAAACGAGCTCTCCCGAATCCGCCTATGGGCGCCCCTGGACGAGAGGTCCGGATGAGCAGCACCCCAGACGTTTCCAGTTTGCAGACCTGTGTCGTCCTTCCTCGCGACGTTGCGAAGAAAGGGACCGCGTTCCGGGTGATCGGCTTCGGAGAAGGATGACCGCGACACGCGGCTCTAATCCCTCTATCGGCTTCCCTTCATAGGAACGCGCGTCTCCATGCTCCAAACCCCACTCATCGTGCCGCGAATTTCGGGAGGACGGCATGTCTAGTACTCCTTGGCGTCGCGGGAACGTGAAACTCGAGGTTGACGCCTCGGTTGAGCACGTTGAATCAGCTTCTGTACCGGGCGGTGCGCCGGCAGCGGGCACTGGCAAGTTCTGGGTTCGCAACGACAGCGACAACACCCCGATGTTCACCTCAGACGGTGGCATCGACTACGTCCTCAATGGCGGCTCTCAGTGGCAAGAAGAAACTGCGACCACGACCGATGCGACGGCAAACGTCACGATCGCCACCCCAGTGTCGGCGCTCGGGGTTGCCGAGCAGACGTTCGTAGACGTGATCATCCTGGCTGAGTCGGGCGCGGCCAACACCTACTTCCATCGGCAGCTCATCACCTACTACGAAAGCGGGGGCGTTACCCAGTGGACGGTGGAGATGAACGGCCTCGAGCAGCGTCGAGGTTTCCCAACCACGGTCACCGCTGCACTCGCCATCAACGGTTCGGCCATCGAAGTGCAGGCTACAGGTCAGGCTGCGACCACGATCAACTGGACCGTTCAGTACCGGACCAAAGAGACCGTCCAAGATGGTCTTGCCACGGGTAGTGGTGCGCCCTCCCCCACCGCCAGCACGCTCGTTTTCACATCCCTCGTCACGTCGGGTCCGACGACGGCGGCTGTGAACGACTTGGTCAAGTACGACCCGTCCGGAGGTCCTTTCACGATCAATGCTCCTGCGAGTCCTTCGAAGGACGACCGTTTCGCGATCAAGAACGCTACGGCAGACCTGACGAACATCACCCTCAGCGGCTACTCGCTCTACAAGACTGAAGCGTCCTTGGTGACTGGTCTTGAGCTCCACGGCGACCCGGTGAAGAAAATCTGGCGAACTCGAGTGCCGGTACCTTTTTCGGCTCTTGAGCTCGTAGATCGCGACCCCAACCCCACGACGTTGCCTGGGCTCACCGAGATGATCCGAGCCCGCGCTGCTGAGTATCCGAGCGTGACCTTGTAGGAAAGACCGATGGTTTTTAGCGACATGGATAAAGAGTGCATCCGAGCTTGTCACGCTCACCTGATGGCTGTGCAGTCCAAACGCGAGCTGACCACCGAGGAAGCAGCGGACCTCGAGACCATCCTGGTGGGTGACGAGGCTGACAAGATCACGCTGGCTCGGACCTACGCTCAGGACAAAGAGCTCCCCATGGTCGAAGGTGAAATCGCCGGCCTGTCCATGGGAAGCCCCGACCTGGCGCCACTGCAAACCAAGCAGTCCGAGCTCGAAGGCTACCTCGCCTAGAGGCCCTACACGCTCCTGTGAGGCATGTTCCGGGTTCGGGCTCGGGGAGGCACTGCTCCGATGGCTAGACGCGCTCTGGAGAGCTCGTTTGGCTTTTGGGGTGGGATCAGAGTATGATGGCGAGCCTTCGGCCCGAAACGGCGCTAGAAGGCTCGCTAGTCCGGTCACAATGGCCGATCCCTCTCCACTCCGTGGTGGATCATTTCGGAGGGGGTACAAGACACAGAGCCCCAACAGGAGGGGCCTACATGCTCGACATGTCCGCAAAATTGGAAGAAGCGGGACTCGCCACGCTACGGCCGGCGAAGACTACGTTCCCCGATGGTCGCATGGCGACCAAAGAAGCCTGGAAGTACTGCCAGGCCCTATGTTCAAAACTGAAGATGCAGGCTCCGACGCTACGGACGTTCAAGTGGCATCTGAAGCACGGCAACTTGATCAAGGCGACGTTGGTCCCCAACCCTTTCGGCGGGGGCGGCCCAGACAAGGTCTACGCCCTTACGGTGGAAGCCGTAGACGCTTTCGTCAACGAGCTTCGGAACAACCCCACGAGGACGTGGTCGAAGCAGTACATCGTGTGGCTCGACGCTTGACCGATTGGTGCAAGGTTCTTTGGCCCGGATCGATACGGGCCCTCCAGGTCTATACGCAGCCCTCGCATTCCCTCGATGGGCTGATCCCCTCGAAGTCCATGCCGAAAACATGGGCAGAAGCGGCTATGAAGATCGACGATCACCTGACCGCAGAGCTCGCGAAGTCAGGTCGAGACGAGTTCGGGTGGTCAGACTTCTCGTTCCTCCGGCCTGAAGCTCCCAACCCCGACAAAGCCCTCACCGAGGCCGTCAGCAAGATCGAAGGAGTCCTTACCGACGGCGAGGTGCCCGTATCCAGGTCCGCAGAGGCGCCTGAGAGGATCGAGAGGCCACAAGAAGGCCCAGAGGGTCCGTAGACCGTCCGGGCCTTCAGGAAGCTCCTCAGACCGCTGTGACGGTAGGTCTCGGGGGTCCGAGCCGGAGCGAGATCATGCCGATGTTGCCGGGGAAGATCACCGTTCCGTTGGCGTTGTTGGGGCTGGCCGTCGCGGTGGAGGGGTCGAAGACCAAGCTCGTCTCGTCGCCACCCACCGAGGGCCCCTGGACCTCGAGTTCCTCGTCCTCGAGCGCTCCTCCCTGGTATGCGTACAGGGGGTACCCGACGTTGGCGATGCCGAACCCACCGAGATCGAGGCTGAACACGGTGCCGGTGGAGGTCGTGCCCTTGATGGAGTAGCGGTACGAGCCGCCCGGCGTGAGGTCGAGGGCTCCCACCGTCTGGACAGACGCCCACGACGTGCCCTGATCGTCCTCGGTGACACCGATCAGGGAGTCGAGGGTGTCGCCGACGAAAGTGACTGCGGACCCCGAGTCGAGCTGCCAGAACTCGAACCGTTTCTGGTTGGCGACTCCTGGGGCGTGTGCTTGGAACAGGGCCCAGGTGTCCTTGAGCTGGAGGTCTGCAAGAGTAGGAACCGTGATACCCCAAGCCACGAAGATGTCCTCGATTTCGCTGCCGGGCGGGTAGAGGTCTTGATCGTGGACACCAGGGACAGCACCGGCGATGACGGTGTAGTCGCCGTCCTCTTGGTATGGAGCTTCTTGGATGACGAGGCGCACCTCGGTCCCGAAGTTGAAAGCAGCCGTCACAGCACCCACGGGGCTCACGGTAGGTGTTGTGCTCCCCGAGGTGCCGTCCGTCAGCCACAAGGTGTTCCCTCCGCCGTCGTCGAAGAGACCGCCGTTGACCGAGCCGCCACCGAAGAGAGAACTCGTAGCACCGTCCCCGTGCGTCCCGATGAAGATGCGTTCCCCGCCGTTGTAGTAGAAGACCTCGTCAGGGGGGAGCCACTCACGATGCCAGGTGGCGGGCCCGCTGTCCCCGACGGTCCGGTCGATGTTCACGATGGCTCCCTCGGGGTTGCCGTCGCCGGTGCCTCCTGAAGCCACGGACATCCGAACTCCGGTGCCGACGTTGTTGCCTCGGAGGATCTCGAGAGCCACCACGCGGAAAGGGCCAGCAGGGACGGTCGAGGGAAGGACCTGGACCCAGCCGGTGGTGTTCCCGTTGGTGCTCGAGCCCGACTGCATCTGGGTAGCCCCGAGCGTGCGGCCAAGACCACGACCGTCGTAGTTCGTGAGTGCGTCCTGTGCGGCGATGACATCCAAGGAGGTGAATTCCCCTTCGACCGTCACCGATCCGTCCCCGTTGTCCGTGACATTGAGGTCGGCGACCAAGTCCATCACGGCTGCAGCAGCCGTGGCCACTTGGATGCCCGTCCAAGGGCCAGCACCAACCAAGTCCACCCGATGAGCTGTCCCCGCAGCACTCGGCTGGACCCCCACGTCGTTGACGGCAAACCAGACGTAGTCTGTCGGAGTGAAGTAGACCGCCGCACCGTACATGGTGTGACCCCCGAGGCCCTGAAAGGAGGGGCCCAGGTCTGTAGATGCCACTTCGGTGAGTGCTGCGAAGGTGGCGAGCACCGACTCCAGGACAGGGCCGGTGTCCTCCGAGCTCGAGGTGCTTCCGGGAAGAGCCCCGAGTGCCTTGAGCGTGCCAGACCCTCCCAGCAGGGCGGTACAGATGCCGGCCCCTTGGAGAGCGGAAGGCTGGCGAGTGCGCTCCACGGAGGTGGCTTCCATGGCCCGCACCTTGAGCACGTGGTTGAAAGGAACCGAGCGAGCCAAGCTCACGTACGGAACAAGGGGGGTCTTGCGCCCTGGGGGAAGGAGAGGGTTGGTCATGGGATCGTCTCTCCTGGGGTTCCCTATAGCCCAGCTACCGAATCAGTCGAACTCGGTGATCCCGTTGAGCCAGTCGTCGATTGCCGCAACGATGCGCTCCTGGATCTGAAGCTGCGTCGCCAACGACCAGTCGAGCACGAGCTCCGAGTCGGGGGGGCCACCGGGGTTGAAGTCGGTGTCGAACGGCACGTTCCCGACTCCCGTGGCATGACCCCCGTAGATGAGGCTCCCGTCAGGGCTGATGAAGTTGCTCAGCGGGACGGGCAGACCGACAGGGCTGGTGAAGGTGGTGTCGCCACGAGGGTCGATGCCCCACATCATGTAGCCCCAGGTCCAGGCTGCCACGATCGAGGAGAGCACATTGAAGTGAGTGTTGAAGTTGAAGGGGGCAACGGTCCCTTGGGTGCGATTCAACCAGCCCCAGTTGCGTCCACCGGGCTGCAAGCTCCCCGAGTGCGTCAGTGTCGCGTAAGCAGGGACGGGCGTATCGACCCCAGAGCCCACAGTTCCGAAGGCCCCGTACTGGAGCCTCGAGCCCACGTAGTGTTCCGGGACGACCAAGATTCCTTCTGCTTCGAGCTGGCGAGCTCCGAGGACCTGCCGCAACAGGAAGTCTTGGACCTGGGTGAGGTCCACGTCAAGGTTCGTCCTGTATCCTTCGTGGGTCATCCGCACGATGCAGGTCGGTGCAGGGCTGATCCGACTTCCGATCTCCGTGATGATGTCTCGGACGGGCTGGAGGTAGACGGTGTCTGCTCCGCTGCCGGGGACCGTCTCGTCGGCGGCGGTAGGGTCCTCTTGGTTGAACCCCGACGTCAGGACGACGAAGTCGTAGGTCCCAGGAGGCACGGAGGCGAGCGCGTCGATGGCGTCCAGGGTGCCTGTAGCGCCGGACTCATAGCGCTGGTCGAAGGCTGGGTACAGTGCCATCCCGGCAAGGGTCATGGCTGGGTAGTAGCCATCGTTGCCGTTGGCGATGGTGCCAGCCAAGATTGGAGGCGGCCCCAACGTGACGGCTGCTCCCGGAAGGGTCGCGTCCACGTAGTGAGCCATGCTCGGGACGACCGCGAACTGCTGGGTGTAAGAGTTGCCGACGAAGGAGACCGTAGAGGTCCCAGTGAACAGAGGAGGATCCGGTTCTGGCTCCGGGTCAGGAGGGGGAGCTTCTTCGACAGGAGTCGGATCGGGACGGTAGAGGTGCTTGGCCACTGGCGCGAGAGCCCCGTGAGCCCGAAGGGTGGTCATCCCCTTCTGGCCGCCGAGGAGTGCGCTCGAGATCCCAGCACCTTGCAGAGCCGAAGGTTGCCGGCGCCGGTTGTCCAGATCGACTTCGTTGGCATCCACGACAGGAGAAGGGACCGACCGTCGAGGGCGTCGTGTCGCGGCCACGAAAGCTGCGATCGGTCGAGTGCGCCCTGGGGGAAGGAGAGGGTTGGCCATGGGATCGTCTCTCCTGGGGTTCCCTATAGCCCAGCCACCGAATCAGTCGAACTCGGTGGTCCCGTTGAGCCAGTCGTCGATTGCCGCGACGATGCGCTCCTGGATCTGAAGCTGCGTCGCCAACGACCAGGGGGTCTCTGCGGATCGCTACGACATGGTGCTGATGGCTGCGGCTTTCAGCAACCACAACGCGGACACGGCTCTCTGTCGGGCCACCAAGGCTGAGGGGCTCCCGTACAGCCGGGTGCAGAAGGGCCGCCTGGCCTCGACCATCCGAGCCATCGGGCGCGTCTACAAGGTCCAGACGAGCGACGTGGATCAAACGAACGTCGCCCACGCTGGGTGAACGTGAAAAGGGACGGCCGGTAGGATCTCCGTTTGAGAGATCTCTTCCGTGGAAACCGTCCCTTTGCAGCGCAACCTCACGAAGATCGCGGCCATAGCGGCTTCAACGAGCGGTCAGAGTGCGTAGAACAACCGACGCCTTCTGACCAGCTCGGTATTCCGCAAATGGTCACGCCTTCTTTACGTTCCGGTGCTATTCAATGTTCTTGCGCGAAAATGTCCACGTTTACGCCCACCGCAGCGGGGGGTTCATCAGCGACCAGCTTGCGCTCCGGATCGTCTTTTTCATGATCTTTTGTCTTATCGCGGGACAACTCTTCGGGGCTTCGGGTTGTGACCCCTCCCGCCTTCGCGACCCCAACCAGGAACCACTCCATGAACAGTAAAAAGCAGTTTTCCGTGTTCGCTCTGATGAGCTTGGCGTTTCTGCTCTTCGTCGCCGGCATGGCCGGAGATCCCAACAGTGAGGCCGTCACAGACTCCCTGTCTGTGGCTCCTGACGACGAAGACCTGAACCGCCCGAGCTCCGAAGAGCTTGCCCCGGAACCTGAACAGGAGGAGCTGGCCGCTCCAGAGGCGACCTCCGTAGCTCCTCCGCCCAGCAACCCTTGGGTCGGCTACCCGAACGTCTGCGAGACGTTCAAGGTCATCCAGGGTAGCAAGCGGGTGAAAGGCAAAAAGGGGCACCACTACCCTGTGAGCTACAAGCGGAACCGTTACGTCCGCACCAGGGAAGACAAGGCCCGGACCCGCAAGCTCGTCGAGCTTGTTGCCAAGGAGATGGGCGTCGCGGAGCCGGATTTCTTTGTCGCGTTCGCGTTGCACGAAAGCACGTGGAACCCTGAAGCGATCCACATCCTCAACCCCGACCGACAAGCGAACCAGCGGGCCTGGGAGCGGCACTCCTACAACCGCACCAAGGAGCTCGAGCTCGAGACGAAGATGCAGAACACCAGTGCTCAGGACAAGAAGTACTGGCACTACAAGGCTCAGCTCGCTGACGTTCGTCTCTACAAGGGGAACACACACTGGGACGACCGTCTTCAGTACGATTTCGTCATCCCTGGCCGCACAGTCCGTGTGGACGGTGAGGAGACGGAAATCCCGACCAAGGTGATCCAGGAGTCCCGCAACGTGTGGGCACTCGGATACGGGCTCTACGGCATGTACGCCGTGGGTTACGTGCACATCTGGGATCGTGAAGCTCCTCCGTGGATCCTGTGCGCAGATGAAGGCATCATTGCCACAGTCATCCAGGTTTGGGCGGCTCGCAATGCTGTCAGTGAGTGTGACAGCCTGACCAAAAAGAACCCCGAAAAGTGGGGTCACGATGGCGGTACCTACGAGGGTGTTGTTCGTCGTTTGGGTCGTGGTCACTGTGGCGATCAGCGCCTTGGCAAAGTTTGGCAGCGGCTGATGAAGCAGTACGACGGTGTCCCCTGGGACCAGCACGCGGACTTCGGCGACAAGTGGCCACGCTACGAGATGAAGAAGCGACGCGGAGAGTGGGTGTACGAGAGGGACGCCAACGGGAACAAGATCCCGACCGATCGTGAGGCGATCCTCGCTCACATGCTCAAGCGCGCCGAAGAGGAAGGTCTTTTGCGAGACACGCCTCTTCAACGCAAGGTGCCGAACTCCAAACCTGTGGTCATCCCTGGCCACAAGCCGACAGAGCCGCAACAAAGCTCTTCGCACGTTGGTGGCGGTAACGCTGCTGCCGCTCCGTAGAGGGCTTCTCTCGGTAGAGTGAAAGGGACGGTCTTCGGGCCGTCCCTTTCCTTTTGGAGACGGCATGTACACCTCCCCCAACGGCGACACCTGCACCCTCATCGCAATCGAAGGCCCCGACCGCGTCGGCAAACACACTCAAGCCCGGATGCTTGGGAACGCCCTGTTCGGGAAGGGCCCCCACGGAGATCAGCCAGTCGAAAAAGACACGCCTTGGTGGGCCAATAAAGTCTACGAGGTGCCTTGGAACGACGGTCCTCTGTACCAAGAGATCTACGCCATGCTCAGAGACCGCTCGGCGTTTGAGTTCCCGGTCGCGTTTCAGACGCTGCACGCCGCCAACCGGCGTGTCTTCCAGGCCCATGAGCTTCCTGCTTTTGCCGGCTGGGCCGACGTGGCGATCCTCGATCGTTGGACTTTGTCCACTCGCGTGTATGGGGCCTGCGATGGTGTCCCGGTTGAGGTCACGAACCGTATTTTGAAGGGTGTCGTCGAGCCCGACCTCACTCTCGTCTTCGATGGCGACCCCTTCCCGAAGGAAGACCTGGATGCCTACGAGGCCAACACCGAGTTTCAGAAGAAGGTCCGTGCCGAGTACATGAAGTGGTGTGAACGGGACCCGTCGAAGTACGTGAAAATCAAGGTGGACCGGCCGGCGGAAGAGCTTCACACCAAGGTTCTTGCTCGAGTTCTCGAGGTGATTGGGGATCCGACGGGCTACGGTAGTGGTCCTATGCTCGACAGTCGATAGAGGCATCGCATGAAGCTCTTCGAGTTCCTTCTCAACCTGCTTCGTTCTTTGTTCGGCGGTAAATCCAAGCCGAACAAAGAACTTCCTCCGGCAGCGGAAGAGCCGACGCCAACGCCGGAACCCGAGCCTGAGCCTGAGCCTGAGCCCGCTCCTGAGCCCGCTCCTGAGCCCGAGGACCAGCCGGAAGAGGAGTTTGACGACCCCGAGTACAACGTCGAGGAAGTCACTGAGGACGACGAAACCGAGCGTGAGCCCCTCGACGAAGAGGACGAGCCCGAGGAGGAGGTCGTTGTCGAGCTCGAGCTCAAGATGCTTCCGCTGGACTCCTGGAAGGAGCGTCAGCAGGCTTTGGTGGACCTGGGCTTCAACCCAGGCAAGGTCGACGGCATCCCTGGCCGCAAGACCAGCGCCGCGATGAGGCGCGCTGAGAAGGAGTACGGACTCGAGCAAGATGGTGAGTGGGACTTTGAGCTTCATCAAGCCATCTCGGACGCCCTCAAAGAGAAGGGCAAGCCCAAACTCAAGCCGATGCCGATCGTACCTCCGCCCAGCGGAGAGTACGAGGACATGCTTGACCCGTCCGAGTACGAGCTCGACGACGTTTTCTTCGCGTCCTTCATCGATTTGACCCACAAGTCCAACGTGGTGAAAAACGGTAGCCGTCGCCGCAAAGGGCGTCGTCGTTGGTCACGGCTGACTCGGTTCTGTTGGCATCAGACCGCATTCGTGTGGCGCCCGTATCGCGAGAGCAAGCGTCTCGGGAAGCACACGGGCCATCACCGGATGAACGCCCACATGTGCTTCGACCGTGATGGCACGATCCTGCTGATCCACAACTTCTTCTACTACTTGTGGACTGCCAACGCTTTCAACCCCGACTGCATCTCCATCGAGGTACTCGGCAACTTCGAGGGTATCCAGGGCAGCGGCAAGTGGTACAAGGGCGACAAGTTCGGTCGAGCTCGCCCGACCCGGATGCAGCTCATCCGTTGTCGCCAGTTCACGATTTGGATGCACAACCCCGAGCTCGGCCCCGAGGACGACAAGCTGCCCAAGCCTCTGCTCGAGTGGCGCCTGCACTGCCGCAAGGAAGGTAACCCCCTCAAGTGGGTCAACACCCACCGCGAGTCGGCCGACCAGCGCAACGGCGACTGCGGCTCGGAGCTCTGGTACCACCTGTGCGAGTGGGCCTACTGGTACTTCAGCGGTGACCTCACCCAAGGACCCAAGAAGGGGAAGGGCAAGGACATCCCGGCCGTGTGGCGAGCCAAGCCGCCGGCCCCTCCGCTGCCTCTCGACACGGGTGAGGACGAAGCCGCGTAGAGTACGGGGTGGAGTTCGTCATCGTAGAAAGTCCCTTCGCCACGAGCAGCCTCGTCTTCAAGGACGGACGGGGCTGTGTCATCGAGGAAGCCGACAACGTGGCGTACGCTCGCGCGTGTCTCCACGATTGCCTGGTGAACTACGGAGAGGCTCCGTACGCCTCGCACCTCCTCTACACGCAGCCGGGCATTCTGGACGACACGGTGCCCGAGGAGCGCAAGCTGGGCATTGAGGCTGGGCTCGAGCTCGGGCGTCACGCGGTTCGTCGAATCTTCTACATCGATCGTGGAATTTCGAAGGGCATGAAGTGGGGTTGGAAGTTCGGAGACGAGATCGAACAGCCCTGCGAAATTCGCGTTCTTGGAGGTGAATGGGATCTCGGATGGGCACAGCAATGGTCTGAGGACGAGATCCAAGCGATGTTGCGCGGCTGACGCCCGGTTATGGGCCTATCACGGTCCCTTTTGTAGATGGCTGAGCCGACCGTCAAAACCGCTGTGGTGTTCCGGCCCAAGCGGGACTGGAAACCCAAAAAGCGGGACCGCAACATCACGCGCCGCAAGAAGCGCAAGAAGTGGTGGCGTCGGAACAAGCACAAGGTGAAGCTCCGGCGCAAGAAGCGTCAGCGGATGCTCAAACACAACTCCCTGTTCAAACAGTGGAGGAAGAAGCGACAGAAGGAAAAGCAGAGGCGCCGGATGCGTTTCGGTTCCGAGGAAGCTCCCACTCTGCCGCAGAGTTGGTTTGTTTTCCGCGACGATGTCGAGGAGGGAAAGCCCATCGACATCGATATGGGGTACATCGTGGACTACGACCCCGACACCGAGGATCTGCTGATCTACGACGTGGATACGGACGAGGAGAAGGTCGTCAGTCTTGATGACTTCCTGACCCACAGCGAGTTCCTCGAGGAGGCTGACCTCCACAACTTCGAGCTCATTTTGGATCAGTACTACGGTGGTCCCGAGGATGACCTTGAGATCGTCGATGACGAAGATGAAGCTCCTCGCATGGAGTTCGAAGTAGACATGGATGAGTTTGCTCGGAAGGTCGCCCACACCTGGCTGCTTCGGTTGGCCGAGGAGGACTAGACGGTGGCGGACCCGAACTCAGCCGAACGCGCCACACTCTATCTGGGTCGAGCCCAGCAGGGTACCGTGTTCAACCGCGAGTTCAACTTCTACCCGGGAAGTGCCACGGTTCCAAACAGCTTCACAGGGAACCAGGCGCTCGGCGCAACCTCGGGAGGGCCAGGCGCCTTCATCATCAACGGCATCGGCCCTGCTCTCGTAGGTGAAGCGTGCGATGAGCCAGTCATCCTCGTCACCAACGTCGTCTTCGGCGACGACAACGTGTTCATCTTCATCGAGATGAGCAACGTCTCGCCGACGGACACCTTCATCATCTTCAACGCGAACGGCGATGCTTTCAAAGCGTCCAACGTGTCGCCCTCGGGCGGGAACTGGGTGCTCACCTTTCCGGACTCAGCGCTGTTGCCCTCCGGTTCTTATGCGCTCAAGGTCATCCGGGAAGGCGACCTCGACTGTTTCGACATCGAGTACAATGTCTTCAACATCGCGGGAGCTGTGTGCGCCATCGATGCGGGTGCGTGGACTTTTTCCGGTGGCGTCCCCTTCCCGCCTGTCGTGTTCCCAAACCCTCGAGCCACTCAGATTGTAGGGAGCGGGTTCACGACGTGCATGATCAGCGTGCAGGTCAACCTCCTGGTCTCGGTGGGCCCGAGCCCTGGCACGCTTCCTGTCATTGGTCTGACGGTGATCAACGACAACCTTCTCACCTTCACTGTCGATGGTACGACAGCCGGCGTTCCCTCAACGTATGAGGCGGTCGTCATCTGCGACGATGTTCCAGGTTGTCAGGACACCGCCGACAATTTCATCTCCTGGGGCTTTGCATGATGAACAATCCCGATCCGAAAAAAGTCGCCAAACAGTTTCTCGCTCAACGCGGGGAATCCTGGTCTGAGTTGTTCTTCGCCCCTTACCCTCGAGGACTCACTCGCTACCTTCCAACCGAGCTTGACGTTGTATGGTGGCGTGCGGGTGAAATGTTCGAAGGTGACATCCACAAGTTCATTCCCGAAGGCAGCGACTTGGCCTTCGAAAAAGAGTCGGGCTACCAGGTGGGGCATAATCAGCGTGTCCGCGCAGATAAGGTGTACCTGCGATGAGTGACGCCAAGCACAGACTCAAGGTTCTCAACAAGCACTGGAGCGACTTCGTTTCTCTCGAAGAGGCGAACGCGCAGCACATGGAGAACGTGGCGCGCCTTCAGGAGATGTTCGAGAAGCGCAAAAACAAGAAGCGCCCTATCCATGTCGTCGGGATTGCGGGCTCGAACCGTAGCAAGGGCAACTGCGCCCACGAGACGAGCAGCTCCTGGCTGATGATCCGCAAGGCGATGGAGTACCTGTCGCACCAAGACAACGTCACCACGCACGCCTTCAACCTCCCCGGCATGGAGATCGAGCACTGCAACGGGTGCTACTCGAGCACGAGCTCCCTGTGTCGCTTCCCCTGCATCGCTGCTGGAGAGAGGGTGCAAGGCCCCTCCATGTCCCGCATCGAGGATGTCAAAGCTGGGGATCAAATCTCGACGGGGATCGTGACGAAGGCGTGGCAGTCGGGAATCAAGCCTACTTTCTGGGTAACCCTATCTGACGGACGACGCCTTCGTCTAACTGATAACCACCCGGTCAAAGTCATCACGGGAAAAATCAGGAACAAAGAGACGAGCTGGAAGTGGGTGAGGACTACTGACTGGGTTCAGGTCAAAGACCTCGAAATTGGCGCCAAAATTCCGTTTGTTCTCGGTGGGGGTTTTGGAGAAGGCATCGACCAAGCGCCTCACGATTTTCTGCTCGCTGGAGCAGTTTTCGGCGACGGAACGTTCTACGGAAAAAAGAAGGAAGAGGCGTGTATCTACTACGACGAGCGTAGTGATGGGCTTGCTGCTGCGTTGAGGAAAGAAGTCCCGTACGAAGCCGTAGACCGGAAACACCTCGTGAACGCAGAAATTTGCGAACGCCACGGTTGGCCTTCTTCGGCCTGCGATCACATGCGCAAGTTGGCGTACCCTGCTCGCATCGGGCGCCTTCTGAGACATCGTATCGGACTAAACAAGGAAGGCCCTGCATCGTCTCGACGACTCCCAGACTCTGTGATGGCGGGCTCCCGCGAACAGGTGGTCGCTTTCCTGCGTGGGTGGTTTTCGGCAGATGGTTCCGTGAACCACAAAACCGGCAACGGTGAAAAATACGCGCGGGTATCTCTCAGTAGCTCCAGTGTACAGGCGCTGCGAGATGCTCAGATGCTTCTGTCCAAACTGGGCATCCGATCCTGTGTGTACGATCTCTCTCACCATGTCGTGGAGGAAGAGAACCGTACATACACTCGATCCAGCGAACTTCAGATCACGGACGCCGAACACATCCAGACGTTTGCGGAGGTTGTGGGGTTTGCTGAGGAAACCAAAACGGCAAAACTGGATGGCCTTCCTGAGCGTCGGAGTTGTTCGCGTCCATACGGGGAAGTTGTTTCCATCGAGGCTACTGGTGTCAGTGAACCCGTGTACGATCTTACGGTCGAGGACACTCACGAATTCGTGGCTGGAGGGGTCCCAGTTCACAACTGCGACTGCTGGCCCTACGACGACATGCAGGACATCTACGCTCAGCTCACGCTGGCTGATGTCATCCTGTTCTCGACCCCGGTGAACCAGTTCTTGCCGGGCTCGAGGCTCAAGATGGTGCTTGACCGTCTCATCTCGATGGACGGCGGCCGGTTCGCTCCGATGTACAACGTGGACGGCCAGACCTGGAAGAACTCGGAGTCCAAGAACGCTGAGCAACGTGTCGGGATGCGTGGGGACTTCAGGTACGTCCAGAGGCTCGCAGGGAAGGTCTGTGCGGTCTTCTCGACGTGCAAGGACTACGGCTCGTACAAGGTCGCCTACGACATCCTGGCTGGCATGAACGACTACGGGTGCTTCATCCCCCCGAACTCCGTGGTCAGCTTCCACAGCCCACGTGTGCAGCGAGACACGGCCTACGACAAGCATGACTTCCTGAAGGACCTCCAGACGGGCGGTTGGATCGGTGACGCGATCGAGAAAACCTGCGAGAGGTGCCTTGAAACGGCAAAACTCGTTCGTGACAACGAATCGCTCTGGATGGATGAGATGACAGGGCGCGCCTAGCCGATCTGATCCACAAGTCTGGGGTCAGCTTCGCCAGCTAGGAGCCAGCCCCTTGGATCATGATCCAAGGCTCTGAGATCAAGGTAGATCGGCCGGCTCAGCGTTTTCGTAGAGCCACAGGAGCTCGAAGGCTTCCTCGCTCAGTTCTTCATCGAGCTCTTGTCCGATACGGAGGACAAGAGACTGGCCGACATGGCCTTGGCAGTAGCAGACGAAGCCCACGTCTCCGTCGCCGTACTCGAAGTGATCGAAGCCAGCATGGCCCGCGTGCTGCCAGATGAAAGACAAGAGGTCCGTCTCCTTCTGGCAATCGATCACGATGGGTCGCAGTTCTCGTTCATACAGATTCCACCGAACTGATAGAGCACGCTTGCGTTCGATGCCGTCAGAGCTCACCCACGTGTTGACGCAGTAGTAGCCCCACTGTCCAGCGAGAGGCACCTTCTCGGGATAGACATCCCATCCCTTCTGCCGAAGTGCTTCGGCAGCCATCTCGGCCTCTTCCCGCGAGCGTTTCAATTCGGCGGTATGGTCGTCGTAGTCGTGCTCGGCCATCCCACTAATTGCGCGGCTATAAGCGCGCTGGCGCCGCTAACGAAGGTCAGTAGTCCTCCCACATTCGTTCGCGTTGGTCGTCCCAAATTTCTGCGGAACGAGGGCACGGCCCTTCCTTGATCGCGATGACGCAGTCGGGATGATCGCGCCACACAAGGAGCGCTTCTTGTTGCGCTTCCTTGTGCGAGCCCTGAGCGCAGCACCAGCCGGGGCTGCTCTTGGGGTGGCGAGGTGAGCAGCAAGACGGCACGCCGTCGAGCTCGAGGTAGTAGGTCTTGGTGGGGATGAACGGGCGAGGTTGAGACATGCTTGGGGATCACTGCCATCCCCGTGCCGCGTCTTCTCTTCGTGAAAAAGTTCAAGGATTTCGCCAACGGTCTCTTTTGTGGGATTCAGGCTCTGGCGAAGTTTCGCCACAACAAACGATGTGCCGGGGGTAAAAACTCTTCTGGTGCGTCGAACGCGCTTGTGTAAAAGAAGCGAACGCTTCGTGAAAAGATCGATGTTCGACGACCAAGGGAGTTTTTGATGGGAGGTTCAATCGCAGTGACTGCACGACGAGCCAACGGCGAAGTCATCCGCATGTGCCGGTGGACCAACCCGTTGCCGTTCTTCATTCAAGACGCTCGTTGGATCGACGCCGACGAGACGCACCTCGACGAGTACCTCGAGCAGTGGAACTCCATGCGCGCGGACTACGAGAAGAACGAGCCCGGCAACTACGAGTTCAACATGACAGACGTGTACGCACCGTATCCGTTCCTGGCGCCGCACGGCTACGGTTTGGTCGTCATCGACTACCAGACGCATACGTTGCTCACGATGCAGGGCTACTCATCGCTCATCGAGGTGTTCCCGGACACCTTCCGGAACGTGAACCCGGGGCCTCTACCGGAAGACGTGTCGCCGCTCATTTCGATGCTTGCCATGTCGCAGGAGGAACAAGCACAGGAGAACGCGCGTGTCATGGGGCTCTTCAAACGCAAGTGCCTGTACGTCATGCCTCGCGGGGCGGACAACCTGGACGCTGCGACCTTGGTACCGGATCTTGAGACGGCGCAGTCTCTGGTGTCCGATAAGGAGGCGTGGTGGAACTACCGTTTTTTCATCAAGCCTGACCCGTGGAAGGTTCGACGGTTCCCCGAGACCCCAGACGGCGCCGACGAGTTTCACGACAACCTCATCGATCTCGGTTTCCAGTTCACGTCCCAGGAGAACGACCTGTGGGGTGAATTCCGGAACCAGTGGGAGGATGCGTAGCTTCGCGCTGTAAATTCTTCCCGAGGTCCGTGCACAGGTAGACGATGAACACACTCCTACTCAGTCTCATTCTCGCTTTCGGCGCCGGTCAGCCGGTAGACCAGCAAGACGAGGCACGGACCTTGTTCCGCGAGGGCACCGTCAAGTACGAGAGCGCTGACTACAACGGCGCCATCGAGAGCTTCACGGAAGCCCTGGCGCTCGTGACCGACGATCACGTCCGCCTCTCCCTCCTGTTCAACATCGCCAAGGCCCACGAGAAGGCATTCAAGATTGACCGCGACGTGACGCACCTCCGGCAGGCTCTGACGCTGTACCGCCGGTACCTGGAGTTCGCACAGAGCACGGGGGACCTGGGCGAGGAGCTCGATGTGGCAACCAACATCGCACGGCTCGAAAAGCAGATCCGCATCCACAACCAGGTCGAGGATAACCGCGCTCGAGCCGAGGGGCCCCAGGTGCCGCCGCCTCCTCCTCCTCCTCCGCCCATCGACGGCAGCACCAACTGGAAGAAGGCTCGCAACACGGGAGTTGGACTCGTGGTCAGTGGTGGTGCGGCGACCATCGGGGGTGTCGTTCTTTTGACTCTGGGGAGCACCTTCGAGGGCAGCGCTCAGGACCAAGTCAACAGCCTCGCAGATGAGGGCGTGCCGCCAGACCACCCCGCTTGGGAGGAGGGTGAGGACTTCATCGCCAGTGAGCGTCGTCGAGGCGCTATCTTCATGGGCGTAGGAGGCTCTGTCGCTGTCGTGGGCGCCGTAGGCGTCGGGGTGGGCTCGTACTACCTCGTCAAGTCCAAGCGCCTTCGTGAGGGCTCTGTGAGCGCCACACCAACCTTCGCCCCTGGCTTTGCCGGGGTTCAGATCTCGGGGAAGTTCTGATGTACCACGCCAACGGACACACCTACCGCAACAGCTTGGCAAGGTGCCGGTTCCTCTCGAAGAAGTGGCTCGAGTCGAACAGACGGCTCTGGGCCACAGCGACTATGGCACCAAGTACGCCCTGTACTGCACCGAACTTGTGGAGAACACGCCATGAAGCCCATCGATCTCAAAGTCGGCCACCTGTATCGCCTCACCGAGGACGTGAAGAACCCCGTCACCGACGGACGCTCGGCCAACAAGCTGCTCAAGCGTCAGATCTTTTCAAAGGGCACGCACTTCGTTTGCCTCAACCACGACGAGTACAAGAACATCATCCAACTTGCGTACGGCGAGTATCGGGGTGACAAGTTCGTCGTTGGAGTTCGCCGTGAAGGTGAGATGACGGAACCTCGGAGTGCCCGTGATCAAGCGTGGACGAAGGCCATCGTGCCTCACCTGGAAGAAGTGGAGATCGACTCGTGGCGCCGTATCCGTCTTGCTTTCGGGTGGAGCTCCACGGGTTCGGCTCTCGAGGAGCTCTGGAAAGACGGCACGATCTCCACAGAACGCCTTCTCGAACTGATGCGCAAGCACACCATCGGAGCCTCGACCGAGTGACCAGCGACTACATCGAGTGGGCCCAAACATGGTGCCCGCTCCCCGTTGCATCGGAGCCCGTGCCTCTGACGGAGGCCATGAAGATCTACGACGCCGTAGACCTTCGCCTCGGTGATGATGCTGAAGGGGATGACTTTCTCACTCGAGTCTTGTGGCTCGAAACGGCCATCCGGCTCGCCAAAGTCGGGTGGACGATCTCCGAACTCGAGGCTGCCCGATGGCCTGTCTCGAACATCGCAGCGATGACCGCTGCCCTCATGGAACCGAACTGAAAGCGAACAACGATGCGATACTTCCCCTCCGAAGACGAGTACGACAAGGAACTCAAGGACTACGCAGCCGAACCTTGGATGGTCGAGCAGCTCAAGCGCAACTGGGATTACGTTGCCTGGGGCCCCCACGAGGACTACCAGTGGATCAGTGACCTCAGCAATCCCAACAGCCCGCGCAAGTTTCCGACGTGGGCATCGTTTCGGAAGGGGTTCACGCCCGGCAAGCACCCCGAGGTGCCTCAAGACCGTTCGGGCGGTGAGATCGTCGGGTGGTACTTCAACGTCGCTCGAGAGCGCCGCGAGTGCACCAAGTGCGAGGGCTCCGGCCTGAACGCAGAAAGCCGGCGCATCCACGATGACTGGTACGACTTCAACCGAACAGGGCGCCGGTGGTGCAACAACATCACGCAAGATGAGGTGGACGCCCTCATCGAGGCGGGGCGGCTCAATAGCAGCATGACCGTCTACACGCGACAGGGACTCGACAGACTTGTGGAGGATGGTCGCATCACGGCCGAGCGTGCCGAAGAGCTCTGGGAAGGTCGAGACAAGTCCAAGGACCAGGAGTTCGACAACGATGACGGCGTGACGAAGCGTTTGCGCGTCTACATCCCGTGGCGCGATACGGTGCCTGTCGAAGAATTCAACAGGGGCCACAACCACGATGCCATCAACCGGTGGATCTGCGTCGAGACTCGGTGCAAGCGGCTCGGAGTATGGGGCACCTGTGATGCCTGTGAAGGCCATGGGTACGTGCCTGTGGATCTCAAGGGGCGTCTCCAGCTCGTCCTGTGGGTCGTCAACCCGATGACGGGTCAGAACTACGGGCTCGAGATCGACAACATCGAGCAGGACGAGCTCGAGGACGTGTACGACTTCCTCGGTGGGATGCAGAGGCGTCTGGTGTCGCGACTCGACATGCCCGAAGCAACGACCTCCAAGGGCCTCAAAAGCTTCGGTAGCGGGGAGTCCATGATGTGGACACAGGCCGGCTCGGCATTGGAAGTGTCGGACGCGGGGTGGCGCAGCGAGATCATCATCAGTTCGTGGGAAGACTTCTGCTGGCCTACGCACTACAAGTTCGGGAATCACGATGACGGTGATCGTGTGCCGAAAGACCACCCCAAGTTCGCGGAGCTCTACACAGGCAAGCCAGACCTCGAGCTCAACGACCTCAACGAGCTCATCGGTGTCCGCTTCGGGTATGACCCGCACGGGACGAGTATCGAGCGCCTGCACCTCTGGCTGGCGCTTCCTCGCAAGGGGTGCAGTCGTCGCATCACCATCAACAAGGTCACCGAGGACGACCTTCCTGGGATCCGTGAGTGGGTTCTGACGGGGCGGGAACGGGCTCGAGCTCGTCTCGATCCCTCGATGAGGGAGGTTGATTGATGTTGCAAGACGAAGCTGCCCTCAACTTCATCAAGGCGGCCACTGAACAGGAAGACGCCGTGTTCAAACGGTGCCTCAAGATGTTCCGGGCGGTGCCTCCCCCGCACAAGGATGACCGGATCGTGGACTCCGGGATCACCATGATGCAGGTAGCCTTCACGATGCTGCTTCAGCAGGAGAAGAAGATGAAGCAAGCCGGCGGATGGCCAGAATCCCTCCGAGAGCACGAATCGGCGCGTACACGCAAGATGCGGAGGGCGCTCCGAACCCACACGGAAGACTATTTCGACGCCTGGTACACGCGAGCGAAACGGCTGAGTCCCGAGTTGGCGTAGAACAGTCGGAGGCTCACGTCACGTGAAGTACTACATCATCCCTGCCAAGGATGTCCAAGCCGGCGACGTGATTTTCACGAACAACGGCGACGGCAAGGACATCCAGTTCTGTGGCCGAGTCATCGGCCAGACCGTCCCGAGTTCTCACCCCATGATCACCGAGTGGCGTGTCGAGGTCATGGTTGGGGACGAGTCCGAGGCGCCCGGGACCCATACGACCATCGGGTTCCGGCACAGCACGCTGGTCGGTGTTGCTCGAGAGGATGCTTTCGTCGAGACCGACATCGCAGCCATCCTGGCTGATCTCGACAAAGAGGGCTAAGTGAAGCCGTTTTCTATTTCGCAGTAAGTGGTGTTTTTTCGCTGGTGTCATTCTGAGCTTTGAGGGTCTCGGTGAGATCACCGATCTGACCGTCGATACCCTCAATCTGCTGCTCGATTTTCTCGATCTTCTCCGCGTTGTCGCGTGCGGTGAGTAGGTCCTTCACCGTTCCTTGAAGTCGTTCGATGCGGCGTTCCTGATTCTCGACTCGAGCTGTGAGGGATCGATGAAGCGAGTACAGGAAAATGTCGCCGATGAGCAGAATCCCGACACAGACGGCGAACATCATCCGGAACCAGGACTTCCAACGCTCCCCGTTCGGGCCCGAAAAGGGCCCTGTGGCGTTTTGGTCCTGCGTCGCTTCTTCCTGGGGCGCCTCGAGCTCGGACATGTTGCCAAGGGTTTAGCATAGTCTGGCTATCGAACGTCCCTCTACAGATGCCCCTGGTCCCGCCCATCCCGCCGTTGCCGCAGGTTCCGTTCGATCTGCCGTTCAACGCGACGATCGACAAATCGCACATCCTGGCGTTGCCGCCCGAGGACGATTTTGACGTAATGGCTGTGACCTGTTTTCTCGATTGCCTGATCGTCGAACAGGTCAACCGAGACTGCTGCGACTGGGTCATCATCGCCAACCGCAAGGTCTACTACATCAAGTGGCGCGACGTGCCTCCACGTCCCCCGTGGACCCGACAGGTCTGGGACATCTACAAGCTGATGCCCGACTCCTGCGGCTGCCCGAGTCAGCCCAAAGGTCTCGGTTGGCAGTGGTGCTGGTCCGACGTGATCAAGACGCTGCGCAACGACATCATGCGCAACTGGCAGAACGGCAACCTCTCCGGTAGTGGAGAAACGGTCGTCGCCATCGGCACCAATGCTTTCCAACCCGCCACCCCGGGCATCGCTCAGGTCGGCCCCGTGCTCTACCTCGATGCCAGCGACGCGAGCACGCTGACCCTCACCGGTGGTGCCGTCGAACGTTGGGCGGACAAGAGCACCATGTTCAATGATGCCGTGCAGGAGGTGGCTGGTAACCGACCTACTGTGGCCGCTGCCTCTTTGAACGGGCTGGACACGCTCTTCTTTGATGAGACGCTGGACCAGTTCATGAACGTGCAGCTCAAGGCTCGAGCGGACTGGCACCTGTTCGTCGTGGGTCGCTTCATGGCAAGCGTCCTGAACGCTCGAGGCACCTTCTTCTCGGCCGCAGGGTTTGATGGAACTTTCGGTGGGATCGACGGCAAGATCTACCAGGACAGCTCGGTGCAGCCGGTCGGCACTCCGTTCACGTACATCGACCCGAGTGAGGTGCCGATGGTCGGGACGACGTTGGGCAGCGGCACCTTCGGCATCCTCGAGTGGCGTGAGACTATCTCAGGTACGGGCACCGCAACCATCTCGGTCAACGCCTTCGAGCAGGATGTGTTCTCCGGCAACACGACCGACGATTTCTGGGACCCGACGCGACAGACTTTCGGTGAGCCCGTTCCGCTTCAAGCTGCGGTGGGACGATCGAACTGGGGCGTCAACCCAGCCCGAACGTTCGACTACCTCAGCGGGAACATCGGACAGATCTTGCTGTACCCTCGTGTGCTGGCGGAAGGTGAGCGCATCCAAGTGCTCAACGTGCTTCGTGCAAAGTGGGGCCTGGGAGCCCCTCTACCTTTCCCGCCTAGTCCGTGAAGGACCGGTATAGTCCGAGCATGACCGACGACGAGTTTGCTGATGAAGTTGCGCGCCGCCTGAACCGTTTCATCAAAACGGACGAGATGCGTTCGTTGGCGACGCTGACGAGCTCGTTGGCGCACGTGGGCTACGCGAACGTAGCCCATTTCCTGGGGCAGCTCTGTTTGCCGCACGGCATGACCCAAGAAACTCCTCCCGAAGAGATGGAGAACGTGAAGTTCCTGATGCCCATCATCGATCTCGAGAAGAAAGGGATCAAGGGGTTCCGGACAGCAACAGGCTCAGAACTCCAGCAAGAGGCCGAAAAAGCACAGAAATTCCAGGAAAAGCAAACCGGCCCCGAGGACAAGATCCACTAGGGGTAGAATGAACGAAATGGGCACCGAAAGCGTTTTTTTGATCCGTATCGACGACGCCACCGTTCCGCTGGTGAAGTCGGTTCTGTGCGACGACAAGAGCCAGGAGGCCAAGCGGTTGCGTCGTGCCCTGGCCAACTGGGGGAGCACGACCCTGAGCGTCGGTGATGCTCAGTACATGCAGGATGCTCTGGTCGCCTATGCCAACAACGAAGTGCGCGAAGGATCGGCCACGCACAAGAAGGCCCTGCACTTCGCGGCTGCCCTCGAGGACTGCGTCATCGTGGCTGAGGCTCGAGCCAACGCTTCAAAGGAAGAAGAGCCCAAGTCGATCGTGACCCCGGAGGCCGAGGTGGCTCGTCTCGAGAAGGAGCGCACCGATCGTCTCCGTGACGAGATGCTTCGTCAGGTGTTCCTCGGGGGCCCTCGCAAGAAGATCGACATCTGGGGGAACGTCGTCGAGGACGAGGCGCCGGTCTCGAAGCACGAGTTCCGGAAGATGGCGAAGACCATCTCGAACGAGGACTTCCGTGACGCTCTCCGCAAGGATCTCGAGGACAAGAGGCGTCGAGAGATGGCAACTGCCGGTGGCAGCGCCATGAACTACGAGACGCTGCAGCGCATTCGGTTCAACCGCAAACCCGTCGCAGACGTGGAGGCCGACAAGGTCCTCACGGGTGGCTCCTCCATGAACTACAACGAGGACATGAAGGTCGAGGGCGCCACTACCTTGCTCAAGCAACAGCAGCAGTCGTCTCCGGTGGGTCGGTTGCAAAACGGCGGCGTTGTCGTCGGCACCGTCTCCGGGTTCCGCAACAAGACAAGGTAGTTCGACGTGAAGGTCCCGGACACTGTCGAAGGGGTCCAAGACCCCTACCTCAATCAGTTCGAGCTCTGGGGCGCAGAAGGACGCCAGCTCACTACGGGTTCCGAGGTGCCTTCCGTGGGCATGGCGGACACCTACGCGGTTCAATTCCTCGGGCCCGAGGATGCCAAGCCCATGTTTCTGTGGGTGCAGGAGAACAAGATCACGAACATCATGGCGCTCCAGCCCATCGGCCAGCGTTCGGTGTTCGATCAGCGCGGGACGTACCTCGGGCGTGGGGGTTTTGAGCTCGACCCCATCGTGACCAAACAGCAGTCCCCCGTGGACATCGTCACGGCGATCAAGCAGCAGACGCTTTCCAAGGTTGAGGAGGCTCCGGTTTCGGATCTGGTCGAAGAGCTTCGTAAGGTCCCGATGCCCGAGCAGTCTCTGGCTCTCTCGGACTTGGTCAAAGAGACCGAGTCAGATGAGATCGAGGGAGAAGAAGACAACGAAGTCATCGATCAGATGCTCGCTGAGCTTCAAGAGGAGATGGGGCCTGACCCCGCGCCTCTTCTTCACGTCTTCCACTTGCGCCCCGACTTCAAGCTCCAGATCCCGCTACCGTTGGACCTGACCGAGCGGGAAGCCGAGAGGCTTGCGACGTTCATCCTTTCGTGTCCCTTCTGGCAAGAGAATTGATATGAAGGCTCTGCTCGTCAGCGATTTGCACTTCGAGTTCCACCGGGACAACGGTCGCTCGCTCGTGGACTCGCTGCCGGATGCAGATGTGCTTCTGTGTCCTGGCGATCTGACAAACGCGGCAGGGATCTGGGATGCTCTGTTGCTGCTACTCGAGAAGTGGCCGCACGTCGTCTACACCTACGGCAACCACGAGTTCTACGGGAGCAACATTCCGGCCGTGAAGAAGAAGGTCGCGCGTCTGATCAAACGGCTTCCAAGGTTGGGTGACAACCTTGGTCAGCTTCACGTCCTCGACAATTCGACCTGTGAGATCGAAGGGCGTCGCTTTGTCGGGACTACGCTTTGGTTCCGCAAGGTGATGGGCGGCCTCAAGTACGACCGCATGATGAACGACTTCTCACAGATCGGTAACTCGGAACGGATCTACGAAGAGAACGACGCCGCCGAAGAGTTCCTGCGTGAGACCGTGACCGGTGATGACATCGTCCTCACGCACCACATGCCGGCAGCCGAATCGATCCATCCGAAGTACGAGGGCTCACCGCTCAACCGCTACTTCATGACCGACATGGCGTGGCTCATTGAGCAACGTCAGCCGAAGCTGTGGGTGCATGGGCACACCCATACCTCCACTCAATATCAGTTGGGACATACCCGCGTCGTGTGTAACCCTTTCGGGTATGCGGCCTACGAAGAAAACCCAGAATTCGATCCAAACCTGATCATTGATCTTACAAAGCTTCGACCCGAAGACGACGGCGCATAGCGTAGTAGGCACTCTTTGAGCGCCCTTCCGGGCAGACACCGTCTCGCGCAAGCCCGATCTCGTGCCGCGACCAATGTCGGTGATTCGTTTGGATAGCGCGACCGCTACACCAAATGTCGTACTTGCGCTCCAACTTGAGCGATGCGTCTGCGTACATGTACTCGCCAATAGCCACGGAGTCGGCGTGGCCCAGAGAGAGTTTGAACATCTTCCTAGAACCCTTCTTTTTGCCAGAACCTCCCTTCGCAAGCACGCCTACCTTCTGGCCCACAAGACCGCGCTCGTGGAGACGTTGTACGATGTGTTCGAGAAACTCTTTACATGCGCACACGAGACTCCACTGCAAGCGTTCGTCCCTCCGGTTCACCACGATGCTCATCGAGCCGTCCCCGTCGCTTAGCCCACGTAGGAAATGCGGAAACCATTCTCCATCGCAGCCTTCCGGGATGAACTCGTTGCCTGTCTTGTCCGAGGTAAACCCGAGAGACTTGAGAACTTGGAGCGGCATCCCCGAGAAAGAGATGCGGTAAGAGAATTTTCCTGAGAGTTCTCGACTTTTCCATTTCCGAAGCGGGATCTTCGAGATGGTGTTTCGGTAATGGACTGCCTCGGCGACGAGCCGGATAAGCTCCTGATCGTTGAGTGCAAGATACGCTGCTCCTCCTCGTTCCTCGAGCCAACCGTCCGCTACAAAAAGACCCAGGAAGTACGCCCGGAGTGCTGTCGGCGTAGACAGAAAAAGGGGGTCGTAGGCTGCCTTTAGGTGTCCCCTGGTCCATGCAGACACGGTCTCCACAGAGACACCCAGTTCTGTGGCAACCTCACCGCGTGTTTTTCCGTCGTTACGGAGTGCTATCGCACGGGCTTCGAGCTCGGGGCGTCGAGGACGGGGCACGTAGAGACGTTACCACACATCTCGTGTAGGACAATTGTGGTAAGCTTTCCCGTGGTCCTTTCGGTCTGGATCGTGACGGCAGTCGGACCCGAACCCTCCGTTCACTTCGTCATCGCAGGTTCCTTTGACCGGGCTCAGGATCTGGTCGTTCGACGAACGCACATCCGGGCTGAAAGCCTCAGCGTCGTGAAGCTTCGAGAGGACTTCGCTCCGGTGCCTCAGAGCCTCGCCAGGAAGCCCGGGGTCGAGAGGTACCTCGGCCCTTTGGAGAAGTTCAGCCCGTATCTGAGAGCCGACTGCTCGCTCTGCCGGGGCACCGGGAAGGTCATCGGCTCGAGGCCGCCTGAGCTGTGCCCGGTTTGTGGGGGCACCGGGCTGAAAACCACGCGGTCTTGAGGCAGAGGGATCAGCAGACGTTCAGCCAAATAGGCTCTGGGACGCCGTCTGTGGCCTCCTGGGGCTTTTTTACGAAAAAACCGGGTGTAGGTATGTAAAAAGTTCGGGACCTCCGTGCAGAGGGGGAGAGAAGACCCACCATGGCGCTTTACCCGAACCGACGAGCTGGAATCTGCACCACCTGCAAGGGCCGCGTGGCCGCTCAGGCTGGCTTCATCCACAAGAACGCCGCTGGCAAGTGGGACGTGTACCACAACAGCGACAAGTGCATCCCCAAGGCACTCCAGACCGCTCAAGCCAAGGCTGACCGCAAGGAGCTGACGGCTGACGGCGAGCTCTACTTTCCCTACGACCGCGACGCGCTCGATCTGCTCCGGTCGTTCCCCCCGACCAAGGACCGCAACAAGCCGACGTGGGACAGCGTCAAGAAGTGCCGCAACGTGAGCACCGAGCCCGAGGACCGTCCTCGCGTGCTGGAGCTCTGTGAGAGGCTCGGCATCAAGGTTGCGGACGAGCTCAAGCAGGTTCCCACCAACCCGGCTGTGGAGGCAGCGATGCTTCGCTGCGACGCCATCCCGACCCTCCGTGGGTACCAGCGTGAAGGGGTCGAGTTCCTGGCCCGTCGCCGTGCTGCGATCCTGGCCGATGACATGGGTCTGGGCAAGACCCTCCAGGCACTCCTCGCCGTGGACCCCTCGATGGGTCTGCTGGTGGTGTGCCCCTCGGTCGTCAAGTACTCGTGGAAGAACGAGGTCGCCAAGTGGCGCCCCGATCTGACCGCTGAGGTCATGGAGGGCCGCGACAGTTTCCGGTTCCCGAAGGCTGGCGAAGTCGTCATCACCAACTTCGAGATCCTGCCCAAGTGGCTCATGCCCGTCACCATCGCCACCCGCAAGGACGGCTCCGAGATCAAGGGCGCGCAAATCCCTGACCTGCCGAGTTTCCGCGAGTCGGACCCGAAGAAGGTGGTCCTTGTTGTGGACGAGCTCCAGCGTGGCAAGAACTACCGCACCCAGCTCCACAAGAAGGTCAAGGAACTCGGCCGCCTGTGTGGCAAGGTCTGGGGTCTCAGTGGCACTCCGATCGACAACCGCCCGACTGACCTGTGGGGTGTCCTCCAGGCTGTCCACATGCACCGGGATGTGTTCGGTGGGTGGAAGGGCTTCGTGCGCTGCTTCCAGGCGTACAAGGGCGGCTACGGTAGCTCCTACATCTGGGGCTCCCCGCTCCCCGAGGTTCCCGAGCGTCTGCGTCGAGTGATGCTGCGTCGTCTCAAGGACAACGTGCTCACCGATCTTCCCCCCACCGTGTGGAAGGACGTGTACGTTCCCGTCTCGGGAGTCCGCTTCAACAAGCAGCTCAACAAGGCGTACGACCGTGTGGAGCGGATCCTCAACGAGGGTCGTCTCCCCCGTTTCGAGGATCTTTCGGAGGTTCGTGCTCGCCTTGCCGAGTCTCGTATCCCGGCCCTGCTCGACATGGTCGAGGACTTCGAGGAGGCTGGTGAGCCCCTGGTCGTCTTCTCGGCCTACAAGGCTCCCATCAACGAGCTCGCCAAGCGCGACGGTTGGGAGATCATCACCGGTGATGTGTCGGCCAAGCGCCGCCAGGAGATCGTTGCGGATTTCCAGGCCGGCAAGCTCAAGGGTGTCGGACTCACCATCGCGGCCGGTGGTGTCGGCATCACGCTGACCCAGGCCAGCAACATGATCTTCGTGGACCTCGACTGGGTTCCGGCGAAGAACGCTCAGGCGGTCGATCGCATCCGTCGTATCGGTCAGACGGGTGCCTCCATCCAGGTCATCCGGATGGCGAGCGACCACCCCGTGGATCGTCGGGTGCAGGCGATTCTCAACGAGAAAATGGAGCTCATCCAGCGCGCCATTGAGGACGAGATCGCCTACGAAAAGAAGACGGCGACCGTCATCAAGAGCGAGTCTCAGGCCGACTACGACGCTCGCATCGCGGCTGCCGTTGCCAAGGCGGAAGCCAAAGCCAAGGCTGATGCGCAGCAGCGGGTCATCAACAGCAACTACGTGGCTGGTGAGCGAGCCAAGGCTCAGCGTCCCGAGGTCACGATCACCCCGAAGGTGGCCGTCTCCCTGCGTGACGCCCTCCAGTACATGCTCACCCGCTGTGACGGTGCCCATCACCGCGATGATGTGGGTTTCAACAAGCCGGATGCCGGCCGTGCTCGAATCCTCGCGCAGACCGGCCTCACCACTGAGGACGAGCTTCGCACGGCGGAGCGACTCCTGTCCCGCTACTACCGGCAGCTCCACAACAAGTACCCGGAGCTGTTCGCCTGATCGAAGAAGAAACAAGATGACCGAAGTCACCACTGTTCCCGACACCATCATGGACGCCGACAACCCGGTGGCCATGCTCGCCCAAACCGACTCCATGTCCACATGGAGTGATGCCAAGAAGAACGAGTTCGCCGAGCTTTTCGAGAAACGGACTCGAATCGCGCTGTACCTGTGCGAGATCACGGTGTCGAAGCTCGCCAACATGGCGAAGGCTCGACACTTCATCTCCGACTACCACCTGACCAAGCTTCAACGTTCGCACTCGTGGGCGCCGGTGCCCGAGTACATGTACTCGTACGCGCACGAGATCCAGGACTGTGGCCGCGATCCCGAGGAGATCCTGCACCTCGCAGACCAGCGGGCCAAGACGTTGCTGGCCGAGCTCCCTCCGCTCAAGCAGGCGGTGAGAGTCATCGATGCGGAGACGGCCAAGAAGATCGAGAAGATCGAACGGCTCAAGGCCAAGGCTGAGGGGCTCCAGGAGGAACTCGAGCAGCTCCCCGCCCAGATCGACATGGCGGACGACGAGTACCAGGACATGAAGGTCAGCGAGTTCCGTGCGGAGGTCCAGAAGCTCTTCGACACGCGCAACAAACTGGTCAAGGACATGAACAAGGCTGGCACCGAGGCCCACGATCTCGAGATCGCCGTGTCCAAGGCGCTCTACAAGGGGCTCCCCGGGCTGTCCGATGCCGTGATCGACGTGATCAAGGTCCACCTCGAACGCAAGACGGCTCTCGATCAGATGCAACGCCGGGTCACCGAACAGGTCAAGTTCGGAGACAGCGAGGCGGCCACGGACCTGCTGGCCCAGTTCGAGAAAGATGAGGTCGCCGTGTCCGATGAGCTCAAGACGAAGCTCAACGCTGCCATGGCCTCTCTCAAGGCCAGCGTGAAGGCGCTTCCCAAGAAACCCCGCGCCAAGAAGACCTCCAAGGCCCTGTCGGCCAAGAAGGCCACCAAGAAGACGGCGTCGAAGAAGCGCGCCAAGAAGGGATCGCGCTGATGCGGAAAGTTCGTCGAAAGCACCAGCGTAGGCTCCAAGAGACGCCACGGGTCTATGCAGACGGCGCCAACATGGTGGTTTCCTTGGATGGCAGTCGCGGTCTCAACAAGGACGGTCAGGTCATCCACTCCCCCCACCCCCTCAGCCTCTACGATCTTCGCTTCTCGGTGACTCGGAGCGGGAAGCTCAAGTTCGCCAAGAAGATCACGCTGACCCCGCAGTTCGAAGAGCGGGAGAGGCTCGATGAGAACGGCAACAAGATCCCCAACGCAAAACGCGAGAAAGAGCTCGAGCGTTGGGGGCATAGCTATCAGCCCGAGTTCGAGACCGAGAACGCGGTGCTAGATGAGCCCCACGTGAAGCAGGAGTACGATGTGGACCGGGAGTGGTGGCGCCGCCACGCCTACACCACGGTGGTTTTCTAGGAGGCCACCACTTTTTCGTGTAAATCGTTCCGCCCTTGCGTGCACGTTTCGTGGGACAGAAACGGACCACAAAGCCCCCAGAGGTCATTCCGGTGCCCATCCGGACACCGGAAGACCTCCTCAAGGTGCCTGAGCGAATCTTGCGCAGGATCAAGCGGCAACTTGAGATTGAAGAGTTCGAAGAGTTCCTGCGCATCCGAGGAGAGAAATGAGCACGACTACACAAGACGCATTCGAGACGGCTCTGGCCGACGTTTTCGAGGGCCGCGAGGTCCAGTTGGGCCATGGCCCCCGCAAGCTCCTGCGCGAGTTCTACGACCGCGCCCTGAAGGATTCCAGCAAGGTGCAGGGGTCCAAGGTGGGGCAGCCGGTTCGGGATTTCTCTGATCTCCAGGTCGGGGACGTGTTCCAGAACGGCTATCTCCAGGGCGAGAACCGTTGCCGGCGCGTCACCCGAGTCCTCAGCTCGGATGAGATCGAGACCGAGTACGTCAGCACCCGGTCGAAGCGCATCGTCCGAACCGAGAGCTACGACCGGCACACGTTCAACAGCTACCACAACTACAAGTACATCGCGGATCCGGCCAAGTGAGCGACGAACAACGGTTTCAGGAGGCGCTGCAAGCCGTCTTCGGGCCCCGGTGCGCGGAGTTTCAACCGGGCTTGCGTGACCTGCTTCGGCAGCTATACAGTGCAGCCCATGCGGATGGTGTTCACGACGCAGCCCTGACAGGGTGTTCGGCTCTCGAGCCGGGCACCCAAGTCACGGAATTCCTCGCTCTGCGGCCGGGAACCTTCCTGCAAAAAAACTGGCTCCGGAAACAGGGACAGGTTCGTCGAATCCTGTCCGTGACCTACCGGTCCGTCGTTCTGGATGCCCAGACGGGGAAACCCGTCACGCAGGAGGAGGGCTACACGGAACAGTCCTTCCGGTCGTACCAGCCGTACACCGTCGTCTTGCCCGTCGAGTCAGAAGACTCGGCGGCTTAGAAAGCCAAAACCATGAGCCACAAGTACCGAGTCGAGAAGATCAGCGACAACCACTACATCCTGCCGGCCATCAAGGACATGAAGTGCCGCGTGGATGCGTTCTTGTCGACCGAGCTCTACGAGCAGACCGACGAGGCGCTGTGGCAGCAGGCCGTGGACTCAGCATCGTACGATGGGGCGATCGGCATGTACCTCATGCCCGACACGCACCTCGGCTACAGTATCCCCGTGGGCGGCGTCCTCGTGACCGAGGGCACCATCGTGCAGTCGGGCTCAGGCTACGACATCTCGTGCTTCACCAAGGACACCAAAGTGTCCTTGGTTGACGGCCGTGAGCTTTCGTTCTCTGAACTCGTCGAACAGTACGGGGACGGTGGTGAATTCTACGTGTACTCGATGACTCCGGAAGGCCGCGTTACGGCGGGCAAAGCTCACAGCCCCCGGAAAACCAGGGAAAACGTTCTTTTGGTCGAGGTGCTCCTTGACAACGGAGAGGCGATCCGGTGCACCCCGGACCACCAATTCATGCTGCGAGACGGAAGCTACCGAGAAGCGCAGGACCTGCGTCCCGAGGACTCCCTCATGCCGCTCTACCGGACCTACTCGAAGGGCTACTGCGATGTGCAGCATCCCGTGGATAACTCACAGGAACGGATGTACCGTGTCGCTTTTCGCGAACTTCACGGATATGTCCCGGAGTGGCCGAGGGTTGTACACCACGACCTTTTCGCCGAGGACAACCCGAACCCGGACAAGACCAACGATGATCCGCGCTTCCTCGTTGAGATGGACCAGAATGACCACTGGCGCCTCCACTCTGAAACGGCGCGGACACGTCTCGACCGTGGAGAAATCTGGGGAGCCAAGGCTCACAAGCTCTATCCTGAGATGTACTCAAAAATGGGGTCAGAGAACATGCGTCGCCTCCATGCTGATCCTGAATTTTGCAAACGACGGGACGCACGGATGAGCGAAACAAACCGCCGGGTCCGGGCCCGAGGAGGCTACGCTGAGAACGACGCCAAAGCGGGAGAGCGCGGGCGGCAACACTTGATTGCTTACAACCAGAGCGAAAAAGGACGTAAGCAATCTCGTGAGAACGGTTTACGCAATCGAGGCCGTGTGCACACCGAGACCACACGCCAGAAACTCCGTGAGGCTCACGCTAAGGCTCGGCAGGAAATTCTGGAGTGCCCGCACTGCGGGCGTCCCTGCCAGGGAAAAGGAGGTCTCAGTCGTCACATCCACTACAAACACAACAACCACAAGGTGGTGTCGGTCACCCCTCTCCCAGAGAAGGATGACGTCTACTGCCTGACCGTGGACAAGTACCACAACTTTGCCTTGTCGGCCGGGGTGTTCGTCCACAACTGCGGAGTTGTGTATTTGAAAGTGCCCAACATCACGGCGGCCGACGTGGCCGACTGGGACAAGCGCAAGGCGTGGGTCGATGAGGTGGAGAAGCGTGTGGCGACGGGCCTCGGCAACGATCGTCCGGCGCTGGCCAAGCGCATCAAGTACAAGCAGGTCGATGAGGTGCTCCGGTACGGCGCCAAGGCGCTGGGAGTGTCGGCCGACTTGTGCGAGCGCCAGTACATCGAGATTCCCGAGGACCTCGATCTGACGAAGATCGAGCGGGCGCACAAGAAGTGCGTCCACCAGCTCGGGTCGGTGGGTGGTGGCAACCACTTCATCGAGATGCAGGTGGACAAGGACGATGGCTCCGTGTGGGTCATGGTCCACTGCGGATCTCGAGGCTACGGTTGGCAGACCGCGAACCACTTCTTCCACGAGGGAGCCAAGCTTCGTGGTCTGCCGAAGAACCGGCGCGAGCAGTCGCACCTGTACGCCGACGAGCCCCTGGGCAAGGAGTACTGGGCCTACCACAACAGCGCGGCCAACTTCGCCGTGGCCAACCGGCACACCATCGTCGAGGGCGTGCAGGAGGCTTTGCGTGAGGTCTTCCAGGTCGAGGGCGAGGTCTTCTACGAGATCTCCCACAACCTCGTGCAGGAGGAGACTTTGGTCCTTCCTGACGGGACGACCAAGCGGGGCTTCGTGCACCGCAAGGGCGCGACTCGAGCGTTCCCTGGGGGTCACCCCGACCTCAAGGGGACGAAGTGGGAGAAGTCAGGGCACCCCTGTTGCATCCCCGGCTCGATGATCTCCGGCGCGGCGATCGTCTACCCCAAGGATGGGGCGTTCAACTCGGGCTGCTCCGTGAACCACGGTAGCGGTCGTGTGATGGGGCGTGGTCAGGCGAAGCGAGAGCTTCACGAGTACCACGACGACATCGACGAGGAGATGCGCACCATCGAGCGGACCTTCGGGCCTGATGAGGTGACGATCACCGGAATTGTCGGCAACACCGACCGTACTCCGCTCGATGAGTGTGGGCACGTGTACAAGGACCTCGACGCGGTCCTCAAGGTCCTCGAGGACGAGGGCATCGCCGAGGTGGCGCACCGCCTATGGCCCGTTGCAAATATCAAAGGAACAGACTAGCTTGGAAGGGTGCCGACCTGCGCCAAGTGCCAACAGACCAAAGACGAGGATGCTTTTCACCGCAATAAGGCGCGCCCCAACGGGCGTCACGCATACTGCAAAGTCTGTCGAGCAGCCCAGAATGAACAGAACGCAGACAAGATGCGGGAGTACAACCAGCGTTACTACGAGGAGAACAAGGGCGACCTCGCGGAGCGTATGCGCGGCTACTACGAGGAGAACAAGGACGACCTTTTGGCCTACGGCAAAAACTACCGCAAACGGAGAGCCCAAAATGAGCCAGAGAAGGTCATTCTTGTGCGCACTCGAGCCCGAGCGAAGCGACTCGGTCTTGAATTCGATTTGGAACTGGAAGACGTGTGCATCCCCGACGTGTGCCCCGTTCTCGGGATCCCCATCGTATGCGGAAAAACGGGACGCAAAGGTCCACGTCAAAACAGTCCGAGCATCGACAGGCTCAATCCTGCCAAGGGCTATATCAAAGGGAACGTCCGAGTGGTCTCGAATCGGGCCAACACGCTCAAGAACAACGCTTCGTTGCAAGAACTAGAACTCGTGATGAAAGACCTACGCAAGCTGGCAAAGGGGACGGACTGAATGAGGGTTCTGATCGTAGAAGACGAGGAGCACCTTCGGGAGGGGCTTCGGGCACTCATCGAAAAGATGGGGCACCAAGTCACCGTCGCCTCGGATGGGGAAGAAGGCTTAGCCGCCGTACAGGCGGTGGCCTTCGACCTCATCGTTTCAGACTTCAACATGCCGAGGAAGACCGGGCTCGAGCTCCACGCCGCCCTGGACTCTCGGATGCAGGAGCGCTTCATGCTCTACACGGCGGACCTGGATGCCCTTCGTGATGCTCCTGCGGGCGTTCACAGGCTTCCCAAGTGGTCCTCGGTGTCTGAGCTCCGGGCCACGCTCCAAACGCTCCTGGAGGGCTGTGATGGCTGAAGACTACGAGAGGACGGCGAGAAATTCCCGGATGACCCGGAAAAGTTCTGGGGCAACAACTACTACCGGATCTATCAGGAGCGCGACCTAGGCTCCTGGGAGTATCAACAGAGAAGGAAGTGATGAAGGAAGTGATGTCGGCGAAACCCAAGGCACGCCATGTTCAGAAGTCCGCTCGTGAGCAAGGGCTCCAGGACAGCTACATGACGATCCGCCACCTCGTGCTCCAACACTGGGAAGAGATCAACGAGTACAAGCACACGCATGAAGACGTGACGTGGGGCGAGGCTGCGGACGCGATCATCCTCCCGCTTCTGCGGAAGAAGGACGATACGTGACCTCCCTTCCTCGCAATTACATCCGGTTGCCGGACGGGACGATCGAGCCCTGCGATGACGAACGTCGCTTCATCCAGTGGTACAACGAAGTCAAGAACCGTCGGATTCTCCGGACGGCGGTGCCTTACGGCGACTTCAAGAAAGCCGTGATTGTCGAGACGCGGTTTACGGGCCATGGCTCCATGGTTTCGGACGAGCCCGACTTCTTCGAGACTTTTGCTAAGTTCCCACACAAGAAGAGCACTCTGTCCAAACTGGACGCCACAGAAGCTCAAGCTCGAGAGACTCATCGGTGGATGGTGGCGGAAGTCGAAGAGGAGCTCGCCAAGAACCCCGCATATCGAGAGTTCTCTAAGGGCCTCGAGGAAGTGCTGACGAACCCTGGTGCGATGCCGGTACCCCGGCCTCGCCAAGCCGCTGCTCCGCACCTCCAGGCGCCCAAGGCGGACTGTCCGAAGTGTCACGGCAGCGGGAAGATTCACGGGGTCTTCGAGACGCTTCCTTGCGACTGCACCATCGTCACAACCTGAATGCGCGGTAAAATGGCTTTGAAGTCCCCTTGTACGGATGAGCCTTGTCACCGAAGACGGCCAACAGACCCCCGACCTCAACGTCGATCTGGTGCGCCTTAGTCCCCGTGGGGAACCACTGTCACCATTTTTGGTGATGCTGTTCTATTCCAAGGGCGTCTTCTCGTGGTTGCACAAGAGAGGACGCCGCATGTGGTGGTCGCCTGAGCCCCGTTCGGTCCTCATCTTGTCCGAGCTCAAGGTCAGTCGTTCCCTCCGCAAAAAGCTCCGTAGTGGTCGTTTCCACGTCACTGCGGACACGCGCTTTGAAGAGGTCATGCGCCTGTGCAGGCTGACGCGGAAGGAGTCGTGGATCACCGACGAGCACATCGAAGTGTTCAGTAGGCTCCACGCTCTAGGCCATGCTCACAGCGTGGAGGTGTGGGAGGGGGATCAGTTGGTGGGGGGTCTGTACGGCGTCTGTATCGGCGAACTGTTCTGCGGATGTTCGATGTTCCACACAGCCCCAGACGCCTCCAAGATCGCGCTGGTGAAGCTCGTGGAGCTCCTGGCGAGTTGGCGAATTCCGCTCCTAGACTGCCAGGTACACAACCCACACCTGCAACGCATGGGCGCTCGCGTCATCCCTCGAGACACCTTCCATCGCCTTGCCGGGCACCTTGTGCGTCAAAAGCGCAGGGTTGGAAGCTGGTCCAAGTATTTCACGTAACTGAGCGGCTCCTGATTTTCGCGTATAAGGAGCGACAGTGGCACAGGACCAGCCGCTGCTTGAGGGACAACCCCTCGTCGATCCTTTGGTCCGACACTCGGAGCTACAACATGACGACCAGTACCTCGGCCTCGACTTCTTCTCGTCGGGCCTCTTCCAAGAGCACCAAGGGTGCTTCCAAGAGCACCCTTGGTGCTTCCAAGAGCACCCTTGGTGCTTCCAAGAAGTTCACTGCGAAAGTCGAGCGTATCGGACCAAAGAAG